GGCTCCTCAGCAATTCGGTTTCTACCAAATCAACCTTTTCGTGATTTCTTTGACTATTTCTTTCATGTGAAAGATCCGAATAATTGGTATGCAGCACCGCATTTCGATTATCAACCGTACCCTGGCCTTTTGCTCATGTGGCCAGCATGGCTTTATCACGAAGTGCAACCGAATAACTCTGTAGAACCACGTATTTCAATTGTTTTTAATCTATAAAAATGGCAACCTATACTTTTCTGAATAAGAATACAAACGAAATTGAAGAACATGTGATGAAGATTTCTGAACTTGATGCGTTCAAGGAAAGTAATCCACATCTCGAAAGATTTTTTACACTTGAGAGTCTCCCAGGTTTTGGTGATGGTATGCGAATGAGTACTCCAGGTGTAGGAAAAGCCGATTCTACTTTTGAAAAATATGTTATTAACAGAATCAAAGAGTCAGTTCCCGGCAATACTTTGGCTAAGACACACAAAACAAAGATGCAGAGGGAGTGGTAAAACAACAATAACAAGGAGCTTTAATGGCCAGTCGCAAATCAAATGTAAAAAGAGACGATATCATTGAAATTGAAGACTACAGAGCAAGTGGTAATACATCAAATTGTCTCAAACTAAAGCTGGATCATTTAAAAACATTTCAACCTCTAACAGAAAATCAAAAGAAATTCTACGACGCATATCGAAGAGGTGATTACTTTGTTGCACTTCACGGTGTAGCAGGAACAGGTAAAACATTTATAGCACTTTACAAAGCACTTGAAGAAGTATTAGACAAATCAAATCCGTTTAACAAGATAATTATTGTTAGATCGGCAGTTCCGTCGCGAGAAGTCGGGCACTTACCCGGTGACCTAGATGAAAAGACGGAAATCTACAGACAACCCTATCAGCAAATTTGCCACACATTGTTTGGTCGTCCAGACGCATATACTCGACTAGAGGAACAGGGCTTTATTGAATTCATTTCAACGTCTTTCATCCGCGGTATGTCATTCGATGATGCAATTATCATTGTTGATGAATGCCAAAATATGACGTGGGAAGAAATAAACACCGTAATGACCCGTGTCGGTTATCGATCCAAAATTATTTGGTGCGGCGACTATCGTCAAACTGATTTAAACAAGAAAAAGAATGATGTATCGGGTCTCATAAAGTTTTTAGAAATTTCTAAGCTTATGAATTCACACTCCAGAATAGAGTTTACTGTTAATGATATTGTGAGATCCAGTTTAGTGCGTGATTGGATTTCTGCTACAATGCGTTATGAAGATGATAATTCATCATCCGACTAAATAATATTCCTCCTATGTTAAGTTTTGATATAAATAGATATGTTAACATAGGAGGAATTAATGTACTATACAATATATGTCACTACATGTTTAGTAAACAATAAAAAATATATAGGAAAACATATTACAACAGATGCGAATGATTTATATCTTGGATCTGGTAAAATATTGGCAAAAGCTATAAAAAAGTATGGTAAAGATAAATTCAAAAGAGAAATACTTTATGTCTTTGATAACAAAGAAGATATGGACAACAAAGAAAAAGAATTGATCGATAATTCTATTATCGAAAGTGATGAATATTATAATATTGCATATGGAGGTCAAGGTGGTAATATTGTTCTTGATCCTTTACATCCTCTATATGAAAAAGTATGCAAGAAAATATCAGAATCTGCTTTACGTAGATCAGATTTAATAAGTTCTACTGTTAAACAATTGCACATTCAAAAAAGATGCGGAATGTATGGGAAAAAACAGAGCGAAAAACAAAAACAATTAGTAAGTGAGGCGCTTAAAGGAAGAAAACATACTAAAGAACATAATAAAAAACATCATGATTCTCTAATGAAAACATTAACAGATCCAAACTATGTTCATCCAAATAAAGGAAAATCCAAACCGAAGAAAAATTGCGAACATTGTGGTAAAATTATAGACAACGGAAACTATAAAAGATATCACGGGGAAAAATGTAAGTTTAAATCGGAGATGCATAATGAGTAGCGAAGAGTTTAAAATCAAACACAGTAAACGCATTCACTCGAAACAAATTGCAGTAAAAAAGCAAGCGAAAATTGCAAAAGCTGCGGGAATTGTAGAAAAACAACCACATCGGTTCTTTAAACACCACGCATTGAATTGTCACACGCCACGTTGTATAATGTGTGGCAATCCCAGAAAAATCTGGAAACAAGAAACCATACAAGAAAAGCGTTTTAAACAGAAAGAACTATACGATGACATTTATTCATTGCCCGCCGAAGGTATTACCTGATCTAGTCTCAGTAACAGGCGACGACGGTAAGCGTTACTACACCACGCCAAGTGGTGTGCGTTTACCGTCTGTCACCACTGTTATCGGTGCAATGAAGAAGCAGGCGATTATGGAGTGGCGTGCGCGTGTCGGCGAAGCTGAGGCTAATCGTATTTCGAAAATGGCCTCCGGTCGTGGTACTCGCGTACACTCTCTAGCGGAAAAATACTTGAACAATGAAAAGATCATGTGGCAAAAAGAAATGCCAGATGCAATTGAAATGTTCAATTCGCTGAAGCCGCTGATGAGTAAGATTAATAATATTCATTATCAAGAATGTTCTCTTTGGTCTGAAAAGATCGGCATGGCAGGTCGCGTGGACTTAATTGCAGAGTGGGACGGTGTACTCTCTGTAATTGATTTCAAGACTTCAAAGAAAGTGAAGAAGAGAGATGATATTTTTGATTACTTTGCACAAGAATGTGCTTATGCACTCATGTATGACGAATTAGTCGGTAAAAACATTGATCAACTTGTCACAGTCATGGCTGTTGAAAATGATGAACCGCTAGTTTTTATTGAGAAAACTGAAGATCATATAAATACATTGGCAGAATACATCAAATACTACAGGACAACAGTACGGGAGAATTAACACAATGCCAGCAACACTTAATAATACAGGTGTATTATTCAACGATAGTAGCCAACAGAACACAGCATTTATCGGTGGGTCTGCACAAGCCTTTACTTCTTCTGGTACATTTACTATACCTACAGGTGTAACTAAAATCAAAGTTACTGTGGTTGGTGGCGGCGGTGGTGGCGCCGCCGCCACCGCTAGCGGCTGCTGCGTAACTGTTATCGGACCTGGAGGTGGTGCCGGTTGTACAGCGATTAAATGGTTAACTGGTTTAACCCCAGCTGGCACATTGTCAGTAACTATAGGTGCCGGCGGCAGCGGAGGGCTTGGTTCTCTGGCTTCTGCAGCAACCGCAGGTGGGCAATCAAGTGTTGCATCCGGTACGCAATCTATAACAACTATTTCAGCGAACGGTGGTGGCGCTGCTACAGCAGGCGGCGCTCCAGGTTCCGGTTCATCAACTTCTTCCGGAGCGGATCTTACTTTTGGTGGTTCGAGTGGTACATATCTCGGCCTGGGTTCGGCTATTGGTGGCACTGGTGGGAATTCTTCACTTAGTTCTTTGGCTATTCCAACCACGGGCGGTGCATCGGTCGCAGGTGGTAATTATGGTGGAGGAGGCTCTGGACACCCAACCCGCAATACCGGCAACAACGGTGGTGCTGGTGCCGCGGGTCTTGTACTTATCGAATGGTAAAGGAAATAAAATGTTACAAAATTACGTCATAATTGATACACAGTCTGAGCCAAATTACTGTGATAATATCGTTTTATGGGATGGTGATACCGATAAATGGAATCCTCCGACAAATCACATTGCACTACCACAAAATGATACACCTACTAAAATTTGGGAAAAGACTAATTCTAACACTTGGATTTTAGTAGACTCAATTGGCCAAGGTGGTATCGGATGGGAGTGGGACGGAACATATCTTATTACAAATCAACCTATGCCAGTTTCTCAAAATAATACTACAACCGGAACCGAAACATTCTAATGGTAAAACTCATAACGCCGAAAAATTCAGTAGAATTTTCTGGCACTACATTAAATATTTACCATGCAAATGCGGGTGAAGGTTTACCGAGACATGAACACAATTTTAATCATCTGACGATGTGTCATTCTGGAAGCTGTGTTGTACGTAAAGAAAAGGGTGAAAAGATCATCAACAAAAACTCAGTTCCATTGAATCTTGTGGATAATGAATGGCATGAGGTAGAAGCATTGGAAGATAACACAATATTCGTAAATGTATTTTCTACGGGAACATAAAATGAAAACTATACTCTGTGCAGTACTAATTGCATTTTCTACTTTAGTTTCTGCACAAAGTAAAGAAACCAAAGTCACATTCACTGTGAATTGTTTTGAGAGAGATGTTGTGTTGAATCTCTTAACAAAAGAGCTAAAAGAGAAGATTGTATTCGCCGGCATTGACACACTCCATGCGAAAGAAGGCGTACTCTCTTTCATGACACACAATAAGGACAATGAGGAATACACGATCGGACTGTTCTTGACAAAGAGCAATCTTGCATGTATAATTGCATCCGGGTCAGGTAGTTTTTCTCACAATTCAAATAAATAAAAAGGAGAAACAAAATGTATCTAACAGAAGAACAAAAAAATCAAAGAGAGGGTCTATTTTTTGAATTCATCGAAATTATGGCTCAAGAGCTATATAATGAAGTGGATGAAAATTATGAAATTTCAGAAGAAGAAGCCTATTTAGCTTCTCTTATGATGGAACATTTTGTTGAAAACTATATTTTTCTTTCTTTAAAAGAATCCGCAATTCTCTCATTAACGGGTGCTGAAGATCCAAATCTAGAATTATATGAAGAATTTATTGATTTGGCACTAGATGAATCATTAGGCGGTGCTGTATCCGGTGCAGTTCATGGTATTAGAAACTTAATTAACAAATACCGTGCAAAACGTGCTGCCGGTGCTGCTGCATCAACACTAAAAGCACATGAAAAATTGTATAATAAAATGAGATCCGCAAAAAAAGACGCAAAGAACGCAACAGGATTATCTGGAACTTTTAAAAGAGCTAAAGCTGCATCATTGGAAAAACGCAGAAATGTTGCTTTCGATAAAGCATCATCTGCATATACCGCTTCAAAAGCTGCACAATCGAAACATATTCAAGGATTACAAAAACGTACAGAATTAAAGAGAAAAATTGATACGGGTGTTTCTAACATTAAAAATAAAGTAAAAGGTGCGGTTAAATCAGGTGCGGAGCGTGTAGCTTCCGTAGCAGGTAGGGTAGCCGGAAGTTTAACATAAAAAATATTGCTGTATGAAGTAGAGAGAAAAGTGTTCCGGACGGCGGTTCGATTCCGCCCAGGTCCACCATAAGAGCATAAATTTACTTTGGTATTCCGTGTAAATTTACTTTGGTATTGTGTTTTTATGATGGGCCTGACCAGGTTTCGACGGGGCAAAGAGTAACGAAATGGACAGCACGGGAATGTGAAACCCGTTAGGATTGGGGCAACCCAGTCGAAGAAGCAAGCCAATAAACGCAAACGAAGAGCGTTTCCTAGCTGCAGCCTAAACCTGCGGCATGAGTTTTCGCCGATTGTACTTGGAAACAGAAACAATCGGCATTTTCTTTTGGAGTAAAAATTTATGAAAAGTAAACCTATACTCATTACATTATGTGTAAGTTCTTTAATGTTCCTTGGAACAATTGGCTATAATTCAATCGATAAAAAAATTCCACTCAAAGCGTCTTATTCTTTCTTATCACCAGAATCGAAGAGGCAAGTGACTTGTCTAGCGGATAACATCTATTTCGAATCCGTTAACGAACCAGTGAAAGGGCAAAAAGCAGTAGCACACGTTACGATGAATAGACTCTTATCTAAGAACTATGCGAATACAATCTGCGGTGTCGTTCATCAGAAAGTGAACGGCGTGTGCCAGTTCTCGTGGTATTGTATGGAAAAACACCTAAAACAACGCTTGACAATTCGTAAGACAGAAGAGTACAATCAAATCTTAGAGTTGGCGACAGAAGTCTTCTTGAACTACAGTGTCAAGCATGATGTGACGAAAGGATCTACGTTTTATCATGCTGATTATGTAAATCCCGGTTGGGCTCTTCAGAGAGTGAGCAAGATTGGTCGTCATATCTTTTACAGAAGTCATAGTGATGTTTCAAATTTTGAAAGGAAGTAAACATGGAATCTAAAATCAACAAGGAAATGATTACTTTTATCGTTTGTATTACGATTTTTCTTATTGCACTTGTTGCATCAGTGAGTGCATATAATCTAAATCAGCAAAACAATATGTCGAAAAACATTGAATCTGCACTTGCAAAGGGTGTTGATCCAATCTCTGTGAAGTGTACTTATGATCAGTATTCTTCTGCGACTTGCATTACCTACGCTCTGAGGGGTATGAAGTAATGCCGACGAAAGATGAAATCAAGAATTTCTCAAGTCTAATTGAGAATATTGTCGCGTCAAAGAAGTTGTCTTATATCGATGCAATTGTTTGGCATTGTGAAGAAACTGGTTTTGAAATGGAACTTGCAGCGTCTTTGCTTTCAGCGCCAGTTAAAGCAAAGATTTCAGAAGAAGCTCAAAGTGCAAACCTAATTAAGAAGGTCAACAAACTTCCAATCTAAGATGAACACTGAACTTGGTGGTTTTGACGCATTTGCAATGTATCAAGGGTTAAAGTTTCATTTCGGTGGCACTTATGACTTCATCAAATATCATGGCAAAACCAAAGTATCTAAGGAACAATTCTCACGGAGAAAAGATAAGTATAGTTTCTATAGGCTTTCGCGGAAGTACAAGAAAGAAGAACTACTAGAGTTTTATATCTCTAATTTCTTGCATGATCCAAAGATTTGGATCTTTGATCTACTCACTGAAGAAGCTGATGAAAGATATAAAAAGTGGCTGAAGAAGCAACAATCTCTTGCATATACATTCAAAGAGAATTTGAACTTCCTATTCGATACCGTGGAGAATCCAGAAGAACTTCTTCGCGTGGTTGACGGTGACTACCCTTTGTTGTACACTTATCATCTACAAGAGAAGATTGAAATTGAAACGATCATCATCATGAATAGTTTTATGAACTTCATGCCGATGTGGTTGAAGAAAATAAATGATGATATAATCTTCCCGCAATTTGTGAGGAAATGTGAAAAGTATTCGCCATTTCTGAACTATGATCAATTGAAATTTAAAACTATTTTGAAAGAAAACGTATGTCAAACTCAATCGGTATAGAAAAAATCTACGTTGACATGGATGGTGTGATTGCAAACTTCAACAAGAAATACATTGAAATGTTTGGATCTGCACCTGACAGTGGTGATTCGAGGAAGAATTTCAGTGAGAATTTCAAAGAATTGATTGAAAAGCGTGGCTTTGCGGATCTAGATCCCATGTCTGACGCATCTCTGCTTCTTACTTATCTGAATACGCTAAAACATATTCCTAAAGAGATTCTCTCTTCTACTGCAAGAGAAGAACATCATGATGCTATCTCAGAACAAAAAAGTGAGTGGCTGAAGAAACACAATATTGACTTTAAGCAGAACTTTGTTCCAGGTAAACGACATAAGGCAAAGTTTGCTACACCGAATTCCATTATCATTGATGACACACTCTCTGTAATCAATGATTGGGATAAAGCAGGTGGTATTGGTGTTCTACACAAGAATGCCGTTTCCACTATTGCAATTCTCTCACTTTACGTATAAAATATCACTAAATATATCGTTCGATATGTTTTCTGTGATAAATTCGTACAAAACGCTATACAACGCACAAGAAAGGTAATATATGTCTAATTTCGCATCTCTCAAAAAGCAATCCGGTAATCTCGAAAAGCTTGCAAAGGCTATCGAAACTCTCTCAGACAATTCTTCTTCTTCAAAAGAAGACAACTTCTGGAAGCCTGAAGTTGATAAGTCTGGCAACGGATATGCAGTAATTCGCTTCCTCCCGTCTCCCGCAGTTGATGCAGAAGGTGATTCTTCTGGTCTTCCTTGGGTTAAACTCTGGGATCATGGCTTTCAAGGTTCTGGCGGTTGGTACATCGAAAACTCTCTCACTACTCTTGGTGAAAAGGATCCAGTCTCTGAGTATAACTCGAAGCTCTGGAATTCTGGCATCGAAGCAAACAAGGACATTGCACGTAAGCAAAAGCGTCGCCTGACGTACATTGCGAATATCTACGTTGTTGAGGATTCTAAGAATCCTCAGAACGAAGGTAAGGTGTTTCTGTTTAAGTTCGGTAAGAAGATTTTCGAGAAGATCAAGGAAGCAATGAACCCGCAATTCGCGGATGAAACGCCAGTGAACCCATTCGATCTTTGGTCTGGTGCAAACTTCAAGTTGAAGATTCGTAACGTCGAGGGCTATCGCAACTATGATCGTTCAGAGTTCGATAAGGCTGGCACTCTTGGTGGCTTTGATGATGATACTCTTGAATCTATCTGGAAGAAGGAGCATTCTCTTGCTCAGTTCATGGATCGTAGCAACTTCAAGACTTATGAAGAACTTGAAACCAAGATGAATCGTGTTCTTGGTCTTGATGGTTCTGAGCCTCGCGCTCGCACTACTGTCGAGCAAATGAAGGCTGATCCAGTTCTGAAGAAGAAGGAAGCATCAAAGTCTGCTGTTGCGGCAGTAGCCGATGACGCTGATGAAGATGATCTCGCTTACTTCAGTAAATTGGCTGATGAGTAAATAAAGAAAAAGGACCGAAAGGTCCTTTTTTTATACGTATATTTGTTTATATCGTTTCATTACGTGTGCGAATACTGGCGTATCATCTCTTTGTGATGCTTCAACAGACATAGGTATATCTGGCATAACTGTTGAATTTCCATTATTATTTACTGAACTTACAACATCGCCACCGGAAAGAGTATTTTTCAAATTCAAATCATTGTTCATGTATATTGCATTTCTAAGCATTGCAGTGATTTCATTATCTGGTGTTATAGAAGACACTGTTGTTGGTACGGGCGAAACATCGCCAGTTGAAGATTCTGTAGGCGTTGGTAACGAAGGTGTTGGTGCCGGCGGCATAGGTGATACTGTTGGAGTAGCTGCAGGTGTTGGCGACATTACAGGTGATGCTGTAGCTCCGGGTGAACCAGTGTGAATTAAAGCACGTTCTCTTTCTTTCTGTCCTATTTGTGTTTTAGTGTCTTCTATCTGCTTATCATAATCTTCGATTTGTCTCATTTGTTCGGGTGTTCTTCTACCTGCAATTCCAGGAACTAATCCACGTTTTCTTTGCAAATCGCTTTGTTGATTTTCTAATTGTTTTATTTCTGATCCGAGTTGAGTTTCTCTTTGATTTCTTCTGTTTTCCTCATCTTGAACTTTTTTGAGTCTCTCTGTTTTATCTTCTTTTTGTAATTTGATATCATTCAACTGTTCTTGAAGTGCTTTATCACCCGGCTTTGTTCTCAATTTTTCTTTGATTTCATTTTCTTTTTCTGTTAATTTAGTGATGTCATTACTTAAACTTTGTTTCAAATCGCCTAAACTAATTCTACCAGTGCCGGTTCTAGTTGGCATCACTTCAAATCTTTCAGTATCAACTCTATCTTTGAGCAATTGAATCGGTTTAGATAAACGATCTGATTCTTTTCTCTCATCTTCTGAAAGAAGCATGTCTTTCAATTTTGTTCGAGTTTCGCTCGGCAAATCTTCAACTCTAGTCACATTAAATGACTTAAGAATTTCATTTTCTTGTTGTTTTTTGTCTTCTAATTCTTGTTTTCTTTTTTCTCGGTATTTGTTAACATACATTAACAATTTCTTTTCTGGATCTTTTTCTTCTTTGAACGCTTTCAATTCTTCTTCATTGAACATTTTTTCAGGTTCGTTTAATCTTTTTGCAAAAAGACGAACATCTTGAATTGTTCCAGATTCTAGAACATTTGCTGCTTCATCACCTGTAATGCGTGTTCTATCCTTATCTAAGACTTTGTAAAGTGCATAAAGCCCGGCACTTGCAAGTAGAGCACCAACAACCCAAGGATTTGTAACTAACATACGTAAAAATCCAACCACAGCTGGGCTTTTAATTAGACGGAATAATTTCATTAAGCCGCCGCCTAGAAATTTTCCAACTTTCAGTAAAATTTTACCAAAATTTTTAAGTAGTTTAGCTAATTTACCTACTGCACCTAAAATGCTTTTCATCAAGTTACTTATTTTTTCAACTAAACCAACCAAAAATTTCTTAAGTGAATCAAGAAATCCACCTTCTTCTTTTTTCTCTTCTTCTATGACAGTAGGTGGCTTTTCGAGTGAGACAAATTGTTTTAGTACTTCGATAAATTCACGATGTCTTCTCTCATCTTCATAATCTTTTTCTTCTTGGAAGGTTCTTTCAATCGCAAAACGCATTTTCATTTCTTCAATATTCGTTTTAAGAACTTGAAGAATATCCATAAAAATTATTTCCAGTCTCGTCAATTTAACATCTGGCTCATTTTTATTTTGTTTTTTCAATTCAGAAATAATTTCTGATATTTTCGATAGTGCTGCCATCTTATGTTATTCCTAATCCTGGATTAATATTTTGCTGCGGTTGAATTGCAGCCATAACTCTTCTCTGATTTAGAACTGTTGTATTGTTATTTTGAACGATGATAATATTTGAACGATTAGATGATTGTCTTCTCGAATCAATATTTTCAGTTGAGAGAGAAGTCACTTTAGATCGTATATCAGATACTGCTTCATTCACACTTTTCGGTACATTTCTACCAGTTTGTTGTAGTTTTTTTCTCTCTTCATCGGATATTAATTTTTTTGTATCAATTGGATCAAATGTGAAACCTTTTTTGATTAGATCATCTTTATATTGTTTAACTGTCATCGCGGCTTGAACTGGATTATATTTCGCCTGAGTTTCAGACATTATCGATAATTTTGGATTTCTTTCAACATACATTTTTTTATCGTCATCTGCATTTATAATTTGCAACGGTTTAGATGAATTTGAACCAAAGAAATGTTTCATGTATAAGAACGCTGTTGAAATAGGAATTTTCTGCTCTTCAATCTTTAATATATTACTTTTCAAAAGAAGTGTTTGTAATTCTTCTTGATTTTTTTCATCATAAAGTTCATTTTTCCAGTTGCGACCAAACAATTTAGATGCATAATCTTCAATAGTTTCTGGCGTGAAGCCGTATCTACCTGATGCTCCGCTTACTGCTAAATCGACTTTTTTACCATCATATTTAAAATCGGAATAATATTTTTTTCTTCTTTCAGCTAAACTTATTACTTCCTGCATGGTCATATCATTTAAATCTTTTTCGAATTTTTTACCGGTCGTTACATCTATGTTTCCAGATTTAATTTCAGCATCTTTATACAATATGTTGTATATCTTTTTTCTCGTTGCTTCATCATAAGAGTTTCTGTTTCTAATTACTGGTACGTTCATAGCGTTATATGACAAAGCACCGCCTTCTGTTTTTGCTATCAATTGTTTAATTTCATCTATACTTTCAACAGGTTTTGTAACTCTTGTAACTGTTTGAGGTGCACCACTGGGTACAATTCTAGGTGGTGGTGCAGAAGGTGCTAACACTGGTGTTGGCGGTCTTTGTGGTCTTCTTCTCAGTCTTTCGGTTTCATCATAAGGTGGTGGTTCTACTGGTGTTTGTCTTCCGCCAACTATTCCTGACTCATCATATGGTCGTGCAACAGCAACTGGTGCTGGTGTTGGTGCTGGAACAGAAACAAATGGTATAGGTCTACCGAGTTCTACTGCAGTCGGAGGTTCTACTGGTGTTTGTCTTCCGCCAACTATTCCAGACTCATCATATGGCGGTGCAACAGCAACTGGTGTTGGTGCTGGAGCAGAAACAAATGGTATAGGTCTACCAGCAACGGGCTCTTCTATTCGAACAGATGGTGCCTGACTTATATACGTTGTACTAACGCTATCTTGTCCTGTTTGGGCGACTAATGGTCGACTTGTGAAAGTGGTGCTAACGCTATCTTGTCCTGTTTGAATAGTTGGTTCTTGACTTGGTGTTGCAGCAGCAGTTTCGGTACGAATTTCTGGCATTTCTGGACCAGCACCCTCTACCATCTGTTCATTTATTGTTTGCTGTAATTGTTCTATCTGCGTTTGTATTTCTGTTGTCTCTGTATCTCTAACATTAAGAATATCTGGTATATCAAAATCAACTTCTAAATCAGAGAACTCTGCATCTAAGTTATTTAATTCGGCATCATCGGCAATTTTATTGATTTCTTCTAATCCACTCTTTAATGTATTTTCATCAAACGCATTTTCTATTTCTTTTGAAAATACTCTTGTTGGTGCCATTAGTGCAATCGCACCAACTGCTGCGCCGCCAAGTAGAAGTGGTAATCCGCTTTTATCTTTTTCTTTTTTTACATCAACTATTTTAGGCATAGACTCTTTGCCAATAGCGCCTTCGAAGACTTTCATTATTTCTTTGTGTCTTCTTGCCTCAGCTATTGATCTATATTCGTTTAGTGCTTTTTTATATTCAGTATTGTTAAATTCAAATGTTTGAATTTCTATTACCGTCTTTAAAATATCATTAGCAATTTTCTCTAATGATCTTTTATTCTTTAGTTCGGTATATCTTCTTTGCACTCTCTCTTTAGTTGCGCCCGACACTTCTTCATAATTTTTTGTATTCGTATTTCTTTTTACTCTCGTTTCTTTCTCTTCATATTTCTCAGATTTTGTTCTAGAAAATAAAGTACTCACATCACGAAGTGAAACAGTTGGTGTTATATCACCCGGTCTTTCAGATACAAAAAGCCCTCGAAAAATATTTCCAAGGGCAGCTTTTTTTTCTTCGTTCATTTACTTCTTCTTTGATTGTTTAATTGTTTTATCTTCTCATTTTCCTCTTCAATATGCTGTATTAATAATGAAACGTATATATCTCTTTCCCACGGCATCATTGATTCTAATTCTGTCAAAGAATACTTATGATGTTGCATCAACGCAAAATTAGTTCTATAATAATTTTGCAGGTTATCATGACGAAATATTAACCGAAAAAATTTTCTAGTCCTTCTATATCAAAGTTGTGTTGAAAACCACATTTTGAACATGTCATTTGCACTTTTCTTTGCAGCTTAGGCAAAGAATCGAAAAACTTTTCTATCTTTTCAAACTGTTTTTGGTTCAATGATTCTACGAATTCAAGAAGTTCTTTTTCTGTTGCTTCTCTCGAATAATAAAATTGCTCACCATCGTAAATATATTCAATTGACTCAGCAACCATTTTCATTGCAATATCCGCCATCTTGTTCATATCTTTAACAGACTTGAGAACAGAAAATTTAGGATATCGCATCTTCACTGAAATCTTATCATTCAGTTGAATTACATCGTTATCTTTAACTAATCCATCAACTTTGATGTCAAGTAAATTGATCGTTGTTTCCATGACGTTATTGCATTTTTTATCATCAACAATTGCTTCACAACGATATTTATTTTCGATAACTTCACCGACAGATTTTGCTCGAAGATTAATGAAATAATATTCAATATCTATAACAGGAAGATCATCGATGTCAATGTCTTCTGTAAGAGTACAGTTTCTTAGAATTTGTTTGATGTTTTCTTGAATTGATTCTTGGTCATCAGACTCAATGGCCATCAATAGATTTTTCTGTTCTTTCACTAAGAAAGGTCTATATCGAATCTTTTTGTTCGATAGTGGTAATGTCAAATCATATATTGGTGTATCAATCTTTGGTAATGGCATAAATTAAACCTCATTTTATAATGCTGTTGTTGGTGTTGTAAAAGTTTCACCGCGATAAACAATTTCATTTTTTGTTAAACTTGGAATATTTGATTTTTCATTGCTAATTTCCAAATCAAGAGCATCAATACTTGCTTCACTCATATCTTCCCATTTATCATAAACAAATGAAACTGTTAGTTTATGATATCCCTCTGAATTCCAGTTCAGATCAAGTTGATTCGTTCCAATTGGATATGCATTTAACAATTTAATTTTATATGATTCTTCTTTTCTCATATCATACTGTATAATTTTCATTTCAGTCGCATATTGATTCTTATACTTAAAATTGAAAGTAGAAGACGGATGTATGAAGTTAATCCATGATTCAAATATTTTCTTTTCAATCATTGTATCTGTGACAATGAAAGTTAGTGTTATATCATTGAAGTTCGACAAATATGGATATTTTTCTTCGACACCATAAACTTTCATCGGCGCAGTGAGCAAACTTCTTCCTGGCAATTCAGTTGCTTCACAGCGTAAGTTTAAATTGCTACGACTAAAATCACCATAGGTCGAAAGGCCGCTAGGCAACATTATGTCAACTTCAAAATGATTTTGACGGGCTAATTCGTTTTTAAAGCTAGTTAAAAACTGTGATATTGAACCTTTTGCCATTAGCGCATCCTTTTGTTTGAATCTCGGTATACTTCAGCATTTTTAGCACCAACGAAATTAGCAGTTGGTAAAAACAATGCAGTTTCCCATTCGCTTGTTTTTATTGGTATGATTCTCGATCTTATTTGTGTATTCAAATAACGTTTAAGACACGGCTTATATTCTTTCATCGAACTAGTTGCCTTTAACATATCGTAAGCGACATCTATTCTTTTCTTTTGATCCTTCGTGCTATATGGATCAAAATCAATGAGTTTATCTAGAAACAAAGCACGTTTCATCGGCGATAAGTAATGCAGATTAAGACCTATAAAACCATCCGGCAACAAAGACAAAGGTATAACAAGCGGAAAAGTATCATAATACGGTAGTTTATCTTTATGAAGCGGATCATAGAAATAAGTATATAAACCACCAACTTCAAACGGTGCTTTTCTACGCAATTTTGCAATTTCTTTAGCCAAATCAATGGGCGAATTTAATTTCTTAACTTCCTTTTGAAACCAATCATAAGACTCTCTAGATAAAAATGCATAATCTAGAGCAGACCTTTTTTTTGTTATTTCTATTAATTTTGTTCCCATAGTTATTATTTATATTAGAACCTATAAGCGACTAAATCATAGTTGTCGATGAATGTTTTATAGTTTTCTTTCTCTAGAAGCCAGCGAATATAGAATGCTTTCGTATATGTAATGTGTGCAATTTCGATTTTGAATAGTTTCGGTCGAATATTCGAATCCATAATCTGAAGCATAATATCGTAGTCGGAACCTTCAGTATCGATTTGTATAAAATCGATATCATTCGACTGTATATTCCATTTATTAGCGAACGTATTGAATGTCATGGCATTCACTATTTGAGGAACCATATGCGGAACTAAATGCTCAATATGTGTTTTAGGCGTAAGTGTTGAACAACCTTCTGCCCATTCTTGTACAGTGCCATCCCCAATCTTCTCTTGTGGAACAGTATAGATTTCTACCTCACCGTCAAAGTTTGTAATCGCAGAACATTCAAAAGAAAGTCCTTCAACATCTTGATAATTCTGCATCAACTTATCGAATTTCTCTGGTAATGGTTCTACAAGATAACCAGACCAATTAAAATTCTTGATATACAAATGAAGATCATCAAATTTAACACCGTCCATTGCACCGATTTGTATAAAATTAATTTTTCCATTCAAGTTACGATTCAGTAAATTAAGAATGTTCGAGAAGGTCTTCGGTGTCTGTGGCACTTCTTTCGTGAGCCATTCAAGTTCTCGCCTCTCTTCGTTTTCTGTATACCAGCCACCGCCGTTCAAATTTTGAAGTGACTGAAAATATTCTTTATACATCTTACCAACTTTTTCAAAGCTGTAATTCTTCTCAGCCCATTCTCTACATGCTCGCGGTGAGATTGTGTCAATGTTCTTTGCCGCCCAGAGAAACTGTTCAAAAGTACGGCAGCGATAACCAGTTACACCGTGCTGCACAGTCTCAGTGAACGCACCCCAATCGACCGTGATTACAGGTGTACCAGAGAGCATTGCTTCAATTGCTACGTAGCCAAATGGCTCATTGTATATTGTCGGGCAAAAAAGAGCATTTGCACCAGCCATCAATTTCTTCCGTTTTTCTACATCAGCATAACCAACATACGCAACGTGATCAGGCCATTTATCGCCGAGATTGCAATCTTCTGGTCCGTTCGTTGTCCCGGCAAGAATAAGTTTCATACCCAATTTTTCGCATACTTGTGATGCAATATCAACGCCTTTTGACCAGATTATTCTCCCGCACATTAAGAAGTAACCTTCTTTTTTCTCCCTGAACTCAAACTCGGAAAGATCAAAGCCGGAAGGTATTACAACATCATAGAACTTATACTCTGCGTTTGAAATCTTCGATTGACCCTGAAGCCCATGCATGACTGCATATGATTCATAAACTTTGTACGGCGCAAATGCTGACGGATAACCAATACTCGGTTCACAGCAAAACAAATCAGAGTGTGCTTCACAAACTGCTTGCTGTGCATTGCCGAAAAAGCAAAGTATGATATCGCCAGGTTGTTTTCTTTTTGCAATCGCACGAATCGCATTTTCATTAAATGTTCTCTGTACGATATCACCCATGACGTACTTAAGCCCTCGGTTCTTCCAATCATATATGCCATATGCATCATCAAGAAGTTTCTGTGTAGTCACAGTTACATGTTCATCACATATAACATCTGATGCTTCATGACCATAATGAATAACGTACATACCCTGTTCTTTGTACATTTTACAGAAGTTAATTACCTTCTGGGTAAAAGCACACACAGTATATTCTTTCGTAGATGCTGTGTGTGGCACAGCAAGAACATGCAATCTAATCATAGTATCTCCAATTATGTGAAAGCTATATCATCTTCAGTTAAAACTTTGAAAGCCCATCCTCTGTCTGTACAAAATTCAGTTGCTGCTTTCCATTTCGCTTCATTTATACCCCACGTAACAACTTCTTGAATGTATTGTTTCGTGACTCTCTTTTTCTTTTGAGGGGGTTTTGTTTGTTTCTTTGGCTTTATTTCAATTACCATTGCTCTGATTATACCATCTTTTTGCTTAACTCTTACAAAGAAATCTGGGTAATAACGATGAAATTTACCATCAACTGGAGACTTATACGGTATTGAAAATTCTTCAGAGCCCCATTCAACGATATTTTCATTTTTATCGAGCCAGTTCATCACTCTGCATTCCCAAGATGAACGATAGATTATGTTGTTGTAATCACCTTTGTATTTTCCTGGGTTTTGAGGGTAAAATTTTCCAGAATATGCCATTTTTTAACTTTCCAACAAAACATATAAATAAGTATATATGTCATCATCCTCTAGAGAATAAAAACATGGCAGAAAGTTCAATTACAACACCAGTCATCGTGTCTGGTCTAAGAGTGCCTACGACTGGTAGTACACCAATCGGACCACTAAGAAATCTATATCAAAATAAGTACGTAAACAATATTTTCCAATTCCCATCAGATTTGGGTGCATCAAATCGTGGGCATGTAATTACTTTCACTGTTCAAGAACAAGTTGAATCGGCACCTAGAGGTATCCAATCGGATATTTCAATCAGGACAGTAGCAGTTCAAACAGCAAGATCCGCATTCAATGAAGCGCAACGCATTGTTAATTTAACACCCACTCAAGCCGCAGCAGAAGCTGCAATGAGAGCAAAAGAAGGACTTGATCAAGCTGAAAAGTTATTTGAAGAATTTATTTCTACGCTCAGAACTGGACCAAAAAGAAAAGATGGTGATACTGTCGCACTTTATGTACCAGATACAGTGAACGTCCAATACAGCGCACAATATTCAAATGACAGTTTGACTGCGGCACTTGGTAAGCCATTATTTTTAGCTCAAGCAGGTTCAAATATAGTTGATTCACTCAAAACTAATCAAGGTGCCGCGGAAAGAATAAAAAACGTTATAAATGATCCATTTTTCAGAAAACTTGCTGCCGGTGCAATTGATAATACTTTAGGTACAAACTTAACACCTTTTGCATTATCAAGCGTGGGTTATGCGGATAACCCACAACTTCAAGTTCTATTTTCAAACGTAAGCTTCAGAACATTTCAATTCTCTTTCATTCTTTCGCCGAAGAATCAAGCAGAAGCGTCAGCAATTCAAAATATCATCAAAATATTTAAGAAGGCATCTGCACCGAAATTTGAACCTGGGTTTGTAACAGAACAATCAATTTTCTTGAGAGTGCCAGACACTTTTAAAATTAAGTTTTTATTTAACGGTGAAGAGAATTTAAATGTGAACAGAATCGGTGAATGTGTACTCGAATCAATTGACGTTGATTATTCACCGAACGGTTGGTCGAGTTTTAATGATGGTTCTGCTATACAAACTGCATTAACAATGCAATTTAGAGAAATATTCATTATTGACAAAAATCGCATCGAAGAAGGTTACTAATGTTCTATTTCAATTCATTACCAAAGGTTGTAACACCAGATCAAAATGGAAATTCAATTGTTTTGACAAACATTCTTACAAGAGCAACTTTGCTCGAAGAATTTCAAAACAATCCTATGTTATTCTATCAATATTCTATACAAGATAGTGATACACCAGAGATAGTCGCCGAAAAATATTACAATAGTCCGTATCGTTATTGGATTGTTTTATATTCAAACAATATTCTCGACCCACTCTGGGATTGGCCACTAAGACAGGAACAATTTCTAGATTACATTAATGAAAAATACAAAGTCGAGGCGGAATCCGTTTCAATGACGCCATTTGAATACACAAATGTTACTGTATACGCTTATCAGAAAATAACAAAAACGACAAATTTAGATAATTTAACTGAAAATACAATATATACAAATTTAACACAGAGTGCGTACAACTCATTATCATCATCGACACAAACGTTTAAAATTGGTGATTATAGTTGCAAAGTAGAAATATCAAAAAGAATTGTAACAATTTTTGAAAACGAATATGAAAAGAATGAAAACAAAAGAATTATTAAATTGTTAAATTCTTCTTATGTGCCGCGTTTTGAAAAAGTATTTCAGACAGTAATGGGTGTTTAATTTTATGTCTAATTATGTTGAACTCGATAATGTAAAGGATACTTTCGAAGGCACGAAAGTAATAGATAGCTATGCGTTATCGGAAATTAATCTAATAACGCCTGTTCAGACATTCAGTTTGAAAACAATGATGATCGAAATATCTTATTTCGAAGACATTTTCAATTGCAGTACATCTGGTCACATACTCATAAGAGATTCCATCTCGTTAATTGAAGGTTTAAAGCTTTGCGGCAATGAATACATCAAATTAGTATTCAATAAAAACGAAAGTATTAATAATAAAGCAGAATTTTATCGTTATTTCAGAGTATACAGAGTTGGTGAAAGAACACTAGAAAATAATAACACAGAAATGTATACATTGCATTTCTGTTCTGAAGAATTATTTCTTTCGGAACAAATCCGAGTACTAAAATCTTATAAGAATAAACAAATAAGTGAGATCATTAAAGATATATTGAAAAACTATTTGAAAATACCAGAAAAAAGAATTAATGTTGATGATTCTGATGGACTATATGATCTAATTGTGCCGAACAAAAAACCTTTTGAAGCCATAAACTGGCTCATCAACGTTGCACAACCACTTGGTAAAGAAGGTGCCGACTACTTATTCTATGAAAATCAAGATGGTTTTAATTTTCTTTCTCTTCAAAAATTATACGAAAAAGTGCCTTATTCTGAATATTCCTATAATCCGAATAATGCCGGCCTTTTCAATAAAACAACTGAATTAACAAGATCATTCAATAACATAAAGTCATACAAATATTTGGATACATTTGATTCTCTATATGCAGTCAGTGGCGGCGTACTCGCAAACAAAGTAAGAGTGGTGAACACACTCACACAAGATTATAAAGATGTGACTTTCGACTACACAAAATATTTCAATTCAACAAACACTCTAAACAACTCACCGATAATTGGTTCTATAGAAAATAGACTAGGTAAAAAGCCAAATGAAAATTATGATGGAGTTTTCAAAACAGTTAATTCTAATTTTAGAGTAAGATTTGCGGAATGGTATAAAAATGATCCGTCCGGTGTCGCAAACGATATCATGGCAGAAGTTTTTATACCATTTAGAACTGCACAGATAAAACTTGCTTCATATTCTAGAGTGAGACTATTGGTTACTGGTGATCCGCAATTATCAGTCGGTAAAATTATCGAAGTAATTTTACCATCAAACATATCAAAAGACGGTACGAAAAAAGAAAATAAAAGTGAAAAGAGTTTATTCAACTCAGGTAAGTATTTAATCATTGGCGTTAGACATGTCATAGATATAAACTTAAAATATGAAACGATTCTTGAAGTTGCAAAAGATAGTTTTTCAAGTGATTTTCCATCAACTGAAACAAATCCCGATTTTGCAGCAGCAAAAAGAGGTGAAAAATGATACAAAAAGAAAATTTCGAAAACATTCTAGGTCAAGACGGCTTCAATTGGTGGATTGGTGTTGTAGAAGATATACAAGATCCGAACAAAGCTGGACGTTCGAGAGTACGAATCTTTGGTTTACATACGGAAAATTTGAATTTAATTCCAACAGAAGATTTACCGTGGGCACAAACAATGTACTCGGTAACTGGCGGAGGTTCTAAAACATCTTCATATTTTAAAGAAGGTTCTTATGTTTGCGGCTTTTTCATGGACGGCGCAAGCTCACAAGTGCCAGTGATTATGGGTTCAATACCCGGTGTGCCTCAGAGACCACCGAGAGAAGGTATTGGTTTTTCAGCAGAATCGAAATATTACAGAAATCCAGTACCAAAGAGTGAAATAGCAAAACCAATATCAAACGCAACAGCAGCAGATGTAATTGTTGCTAAAATTGTTGATGGTTCTAAAACAGTTATCGAAAAAGTTACTGCACCTGCTATGTTAGTAAGTAGAGTTGGATTTCCAACAATTCCAACTACAACTTATAGTGTTGCCGGAACAACACTTCAAATTGCAAATGAACAATCAGTGCATTCATGTGATTTTAAATTCTTAATTGATTTTGCAGGATTAGGTTTAGATTTCTCTGAGAATCCAATTACAATCATAAAGAATGCGATTAAAAATGGTAAGAATAAAGCTGCTTTTATTATTCGAGCAATCATAACTAAAATTGCAGATGCTATTAGACTCGTTAAAAACGGTATAATAGCATCATTGAATCTAGATCCAAGCGGTCAAATAGCAAAAGCATTTTCGGTAATACAAGATATTCTTCGAAAAGTGAATTATTATGCAAGAAAAATTGCAGAATATGTTGAAATCGCAGCAATGGTAGTCGAATTAGTTTCTCAATTAAAACAAATCATTGAATATATACTTTCTTTACCAGAAAGAATCATTGCTATACTTAAAAATTGTTTATCCACATTTTTGGGTGCAATTAACAGTGCAGTTGGTCAAATTAAAAGTATTCCTGAAACTCTTGCCGGCCCATTAGTTGATGTTTTTAATGATTTAGCTAATTCTACGGAACAAGTTGTAAACAGTGTACAAAATACAGCAAACACAGCAAACGGATCGATAGCTCTACCAAATAATTTCATATCATATATAACATCACCAAGCAGTGAAGATGCAAACAATTTGCTTCTTTATTATGAACAGATTTATCCGAATACGAATGTTGTCATTAGTCAATATTCAGTAGAAGCATTCAACGTAGCGAATAGTTCATCACCATGACAACAAAACCAGATTTTTTTTCAGGATGGGTAGAGCCGCAATCTGCAGCAAATACCGAATATCAGCCAATTTATCCTTATAACAATGCGACGATCACTGAGTCTGGCCACTCATTCGAATTGGATGATACACCAAAACGCGAAAGAATTCGCCTCACACATCGCACTGGAACATTCATTGAAATGCATCCAAACGGTGACGAAGTTCATAAAGTTTTCGGTGATGGTTACGAAATTACAATTAAAGACAAGAATGTACTCATTCAAGGTAAATGCAACATTGAAATACTAGGTGATGCAAATATTCACGTTCAGGGTGATAAAATTGAACAAATTGACGGTAACTATGAACTTCGTGTAAAGGGAACATACACACAAGTTATAGATCAAGCATTAAACATCGCATCAGGCAGTTTTATTGATATTAAAACAGGACCAAATATATCTGGTTCACTCACACTTACAGTAGGTGACTGTGTTTATTTCGATGGCGACTTGAACGTTAATGGCGAAGTTACCGCAAAGAAAATTACTTCATCTGGACGTATTGATGCACTAGAAGGTGTAAGTGCTGGTAAGTTAGGTTTCGTATCACTTGAAGGTGGGCTATCAATTGGTGTGCCTATAGCCATACCGCAACAAATCATATGCTCAGGTACAATACAAGCTGGAGTTGGCATATCGTCACTCGGTTACGTTAACGCTGCAGTAAACGTAGCAGCACCTACAGGCGAATTCGGAATTATGACTTCAGTTCTAATGGGTGACGTAATAAATTCCGGTATCTATAACATACACACGCACCCAGCACCGAAAGGTGTTACGGGCACTCCGTTCAGTCCTATGTTGGAGGCATAATCGTGCCAAATTATGGTATTTTTGATCGTTTAGGGTTTCCTAGTTCACTTGAAAATGAAACAATTGTTTATTCAAGTGGAACATTAAATGGTATGAATTCGATGCCGGCTCTTCTAGAACCGTGGCAATTTGAAGACATGGCTAACAATGCTGCAAATGGTTATTTGTACAATCCTGTCTCGAACAGTGCAAATAGTATCATAGTATCACTTGAATCAATTATTGCTAATACAACAGGAATAGTCGAACTTGTTTCAATTGAAACTGCAGCAAATAATTTGATAAAAAGCAATAATGTAATTTATTATCGTGAACATACGGATCGTTTATCTGGTGTTACCGGCGCAAACACAGAAAATGTAAGTCAACCATATCTCGAAAGCGTTATTGGCATAGGTAAAATACTTTCATATCTCGTCTATCAGAGTGATGATGTTTCAAACAATGCTGTGATGATTGGTAGTTTGGGTTCAATTCTCACATACAACACATTTTCAAATATGGCTAATACTCTTAATGTTGATGCAACTACAGTCAACACAAGTATTACTGGTGGCGTAAGCAGTCTCACAGTGGGTCAAATATCTCAAATCGTCTCAGATATAAACAATGTAAACACATTCATTCTCAATACAATGTCTCAAGATTTGAATTTTTACGCAAATTCGAGAAATCTACTCGCCGAGTATTCTTCACTCAAAGGTTTTTCAAAAATGGGACAGACTGAAGACTACTTATACAAAAACTACATAGGAACACCCAAACTTTTAGAGAGATTATAAAATTTCGAAATTCCGTTCCGGCCGCAAAAATTTTTTCCACAAGAACCTAATTTCTAAAAAGTCATTTTACTCCTACTATAAATAATAAAATGCCAGCACCATCATTAACAAAAAGATATTCAGACATAGACTTTGCTTTTACCAGAACACCTGGTAAGAATGATATTGCTTTAAGTTATGATGAAATGGCTGTTGTACGTGCTGTTAGATACTTGTTATTAACAAATAACTATGAAAGACCATTTCAACCAGAAATTGGTTCTAACGTAACAAAATTACTATTTGAACCAATTGATTCAATTACAACACAATCTCTGAAAAGTTCTATTGAAAACACGATAAACAATTTTGAACCAAGAGTAACTTTGTCAAATGTTACGGTTATAGCAAAGGAAGAAAAAAATGCTTATGATGTTTCTTTAGAATTTTTTATCGGAAATAATACACAACCAACCGAAATAAGTTTAATGCTTAAGAGAACACGATAATGGCAACATCAGCAAACTCAGGTCTACAAATCACAAATCTTGATTTCGGTTCTATTAAGAACAGTTTAAAATCATTTCTACAGCAACAAGATACACTCAAAGATTACGACTTTGATGGCTCCGCTCTTTCTGTATTAGTTGACTTACTAGCATATAACACACAATATAACGCATACTACCTAAACATGGTAGCAAATGAGTTATTCCTCGATTCAGCACTACAAAGAAACTCAGTAGTATCACACGCAAAGTTACTAAACTATACGCCAAAATCAGCAGTAGCACCAAAAGCAACAGTAAATCTAACAGTAAACCAAGTAACAACATCGACTCTTACAATACCTAAGTTCACAACTTTCATCTCAGAACCTATCGATGACGTAAACTACACATTTGTAACGACAGATTCAACAACTGTAAATGTGACAGCGAACACAGCATTATTTCAAGAAATAGAAATCGCACAAGGCATACCCTCTTCTTTCAGTTTCACATACAACTCATTGACAAATCCAAAACAGATTTTTCAAATACCAGACACAAACATTGACACAAGTACACTTCTCGTTACAGTACAAGAATCAAGTTCAAATAACACATTCGAAACATACACATTAGAAACAGATTATATCAGCTTAACGCCAACAAGTAAAGTATATTTCTTACAAGAGGGTATGGATGGCAATTACGAGATATATTTCGGCGACAACATTCTAGGTAAATCATTAGTACATAACAATGTCGTTAACATAACATACATTACAACAAACGGTACAAGTGCTTTTGGTGCTAACTCTTTCACTCTTTCACAAACTATCTCCGGTTTTGCAAACACAGTAACACAAGCAGTAACACCTGCTTCGAACGGTTCTGATAGAGAAACTATCGACTCGATTAAATATGCAGCGCCTAAATCTTTCGCTGCACAGGGTAGAGCAGTCACTAAAGAAGATTACATCTATTTAATTCAGAACAATACGGGTAATTTCCCAGTCGATTCTGTTTCTGTTTGGGGCGGTGAAGAAAACGATCCACCAGTTTACGGGCAACTATTCTGCGCTATCAAGCCTTCAGGTGGCTTCACACTTACGCCAACACAAAAAGAAAGAATCATTGATGAAGTCATAAAACCAATCAGTGTTATGACTGTTGTTCCAACGATTGTTGATCCAGATTACACTTATGTAACAATCGATACAAAAGTTCTCTACAATCCAAAAAGAACCACTTTAAATGCAGGTCAATTAAAAGAAGCAGTTTTATCTTCTATAAGAACATTCGGTGGGACCACACTCAATACATTCAATTCAACTTTCAATTCACCAGCACTCATTACTACAATACAAAGTACAAATCTTGCAATCATAACGAACGAATCGGATGTTCGCGTTCAGAAAAAGTTTTATCCGACTTTAAACGCTAAGACGACATATACTTTGAATTTCGGAACAAAGATCAAAAGAAATTACTTCAATTCTGGTGTTAAAAGTTATCCAGACTTTAGCGTAACAGATGTGAATGCGCCGAACAATATAAGAAGAGGTGTATTTTTCGAAGAAGTTCCGACAACTTCCGGTGGTGTTGCTACAATTAACGTTTTAAATCAAGGTTTCGGTTACACAAAAGCACCGACTGTAACAATCACTGGTGATGGCTCCGGCGCAGAAGCATATGCTGTTCTTACAGCAGGAAGAGTCACCAATATCGTTGTAACGAATCCAGGTTTCAACTACACACAAGCTATCGTTACGATTACAAATGCAGGCGGTGATACAACTGGTGCTCTTGCTTTTGCGAGCGCAGTTCTTGAAGGTTCTCTTGGTTCACTTCGCACTTATTACTATAACAATAACGTAAAAGTGATATTGAATCCCAATGCCGGTACAATCGATTATGCTAAAGGCGTTGTAACATTGGTTGATTTCGCACCAATCGATATCAATAATGATTTAGGGTTATTTACAATCACAGCAGTTCCAGACTCTACAATTATTTCATCATCATTTAATCGTATAGTTGCACTTGATGATTTTGATCCAGATGCCGTTAAAGTTACAATCATTGCACAATAATGACAATCGAAAATAAAACATCACTCAAGATACCATATCAGTTACCGGAGTTTATTCGTTCCGATACGAACTATCAGACTTTTGTTGCATTCCTCCAGGCATATTATGAATGGATGGAACAACAAAACATTGCTGCTGATAAGCAAGGTGTTATATACGGCACACAAAAGTTATTAAACTATTCTGATATTGATTATTACGATAATACAGTTGATACAAAAAAATATACAGTATCTAATTCAAATACTGTTATTGTCTATGCACCTTATCATGAAGTTGCTTTAAATGATAACATATACAGTTATGGTGCAAACACATTACTTGCGAATCTCAACAACACCGGAACTAATACTTGGACGGTTTCGAATGTAACAACTGACACATTCACGTTCAATACAACGAATCCAATACCTAATGGTGTATATACAACAGGCACTGGTTTCATAATTAAAACCGGTCAAGAATACACATATAACAAATTTATTGATTATTATTTAAATGATTTTCTTCCTAATTTTCCGCAAGATTGTTTTGCTGATAAAACAAAACTAATTAAAGTTGCAAGAGAATTATATTCGAAGAAGGGCACACCTGCATCATATGAATTTTTATTCAGAGCATTATACAACTCTGATGCTGATGTATTTTTGAGTAGAGATGTTGTACTTCGTGCTTCAGATGGTAAATGGTATGTTTCGAAGAGTCTAAAACTAGACACAGAAGATGAACAATTCTTATCAATTCAAAATTTAAGATTATTCGGCGAATCTTCTAAATCGATTGCAACAGTTGAAAGAGGTGTAAGAACTGGCACAAGAATAGAACTTTACATTTCGAATATTGAAAGACTATTTGAGTCTGGTGAAACAGTACGTGTTGTAGATAACAATAATCAAACTTTATATTTCAAAGATTCCGAAATTGTCTCAGCAAATACAACTGGTTCAACATCACTTCGCGCTAAAATTATTGGTTCTATATCTTCTGTACAAGTAAATTCAAATAAACGTGGCCAATTGTATCGACCACGAGACATAGCAAACGGTTACTCTGGTGACCCGGTTGTTTTCTATGGTGGATTAAATCCCGAGAGTGTAAATCCAATTGGTGCTGAAGCATATGTTCTTGAAACAACGTCAGGTTCTATTCGTGCTGTTAACGTCAATGAAGGCGGTATTGGTTACAGGGAAGATCCAAACACATTAATTACTTTTATTGGCGGCGGTGGTTCTGGTGCTATTGCGAATGTCGGAGCAGTTGATCCTGCTGAAGCAATTAATGTAGCTTATATACCAACTGATTACATTTCGTCTGCAGCACAGAACAAAAGATTGGATGGTGTTTATACATTCTTCGGCGCAAACGTCAATGCGAATCTGAACTGTTCTCTTGCGAATGCATTTACATTTGTAGGCTTCTCAACATATCCGATATCATCTGTTATTGTTAATAATGGCGGAGGGGGGTATATTGGGGTACCATCTGTCAAGGCGGAGTCATTATACAACACAACAGACCCGGAAACAACAGAAAGTTTAAGATTAAAAGGCAAACTTGGCTCTCTGGGTATTTTAGGTCCCATTGAGATCGTTACACCCGGCACCGGTTATGTCGGAGGTGAATACATAACGTTTTCAAATACTGCTGGCGGCGTCGGAGCAAATGCAAACATCACTGTAAATGCGACTGGTAGTATCACCTCTGTCAGTTACAGATATGCAAACACTTCAAACAAAGTAGTTGTCACACCACTCGGCGGTATCGGCTACAAAGCAGATAGTTTACCGACACTGAATGTTGCTACTGCAACTGGCTCAGGCGCAGTTCTTCGAGTGAATAATGTATTGGGTGTTGGCGCACAACTCGAAGCAGTTCCTGATGAACGAGGCATTGGTGCTATCACATCGATTCTCGTTACAAATTTTGGTGAAGATTATATTTCCGCGCCGAGAGTATCACTGAAAGTTCGTGATCTAATAGTTACAAACGTATCACCAACTAATATTCCGACAAGCAATGACATAATATATCAGGGCACCAGCATTGATAGTTTTGTTTTCAAAGCAAATATCGATTCTATTTCTCTTGTTTCTGGTGACGTAGATCCATTACAGTCGAAATATAGACTTAGAGTTTACAACTATACGTCAAATACAAAAACTGATCTGCAACTAAAGATAACAAACAGAAATGTTGGCGCGAATTTGTATCTCGATCTAGACACAACATATAACACATTTGATTCGAGTCTTAATCCTCTGTTTAAAGATGGTATCCGCACATATGGTAACGGCGCAGCACAGGCTACTGCAAGGTTTTTAAACGGTCTAATTATTGGTGCTGGTCAATATTTGAACGATGACGGTTTCCCTAGTTCTTTCCAAGTTCTACAAAGTGAAGACTACAACAATTTCACGTATCAATTAAAAGTACAAGAATCATTTAGTGCATACAAAGAAATTCTATATGCTCTTCTACATCCAGCTGGAACAAGAGTAAAGCCAATTTATACACTGAAATCTGACGCTAAAATAAATGTAGTTCAAAACAACTACAAGTCGAACTCTCTACCTCTTTCTTATTACACAGGTACTACTGGTTCAAATGCAACAGTATTCGCTTCTTTCAGTAATCCAAGTAACAACATAATTAAATTTGATGCATTAGTCGGTGCAAACATTGCCGAATTCATTAACGTCAATAGTTATATATCTGTTACAAATACTCACGGTCCAAATCTATTCTCTACAGTTGTTTCTGTAAATCATACTTCAAACACTGTTGTTGTTTCTGATAATATATTCTTAAGATTCGCAAATGTTGCAATAGCAAATGTCATTGTCACAAACAACAGAATAAATATTACAAGTATAACAAATCAATATGATTTGATCAATAACGGCGAGTACTCTAATGTAGAGAACAAATTAGCTGATATTGCATTTGTTGGTGATAGCATTCGTCTATATTCAAATGCTTCATATGATTATACTGGTACTGTGACTTATGTTTCGTATGCGAATAATACTTTGTTTGTAACACCAGCACCGTCTTTCGGAAATAGTAATGCTTTATTATCAATTGGTAGAAATCTAGTATCAACAACTGTGAACATTTACAATACAGTCGGAACTCCAGGAACACCTTTCTTAACAACACAATCGGGTGAAGTATTACTAACACAAAGTGGTGATGTACTAACACTAGGAATATAAAAAAATGGCAACAGTAAAACTAACAGATTTACCCTACATCACAGCACTACAATCTAACACAGCTAACACGATTCTTCTTGGTGTAGATGTGCCCGGTGATTTCACAGGTCAATTGACACTTACAACTTTAGCTGTTGGTTTGTATTCAAACAACAACCTAAAAGTTGGTAACAATGACATCATTTATGCAAATGCTGTGGGACAATTCACCGGAAATTCTACACAGTATTTACAAGTAGCAGTAAGAAATCAAGACAGTGATGGCTCTGGCGATTTCGTAGTCACAGCGGATGATGGAACAGATGGTACACACTTTCTAGATTTAGGTTTGAATGGTTCAACGTATAGTGATCCCGATTACTCAGCAACAAAAGCACATGATGGTTATTTGTACGTCAACACAAATGATGCTGAAGGTAACTTAGTTCTTGGAACAACTTCTTCATTAGGTAGAATCAATTTTATTGTTGGTGGAACAGAAAGTACCAATATCGTTTCGTATATCTCATCGTCAGGAATATATTCACCATCAATCGATTCTCTAGTCGCAGCTAACGTAGCAACACTTCGCGGTGAGATAACGGCTAATGCTGATAGTGCTAATTCTGTGATCAATTCTAGAATTAGTTCTAATATTGCTACAGCAAACTTATTCACTCAAGCAGCATTTGATAAAGCAAATAATGCACTCGCAAACACGAATGGTGTTTATACTGCTGGTGATTTTTACATGTCAGGTGATGGCTTCGTTAATGGCACATTTACATTAGCGAACTCGACGTTTGGTGCAACAGAATCTGCGATGACGATTAAAGCCACTGCAACAGTGCAAACTCCGTCGCAATCCGGAACAATGCTCCACATTTCAGGTAAAGCAAATACACCTTCTAGAATTATTTTCGATTCATTCAGTACTGACGGTTCAGCTTATGGTATAGTGGCAGGCCGCACTGCGCGTGGAACAGTTTCATCTCCAACAGCAACACAAAACAATGATGTTTTAATGCGTTTAGCTGGCAACGGTTGGGGCACAACAGGATTCGCACCACTAGGCGTCGCACGTATCGATATCGTTGCTACAGAAAACTATACAGATTCGGCTCGCGGATCGAGAATTTTATTTTACAACGTTCCCAATGGTTCTAATGTTGTAAATCTAATTGCTTCTTTTAATGCTAATACAGTAGAGTTTACAGGAACAGTTGCGCCAGAAAAAGGATTCATTTATACGCCGAATGTACTCTCCACAATTACTTCTTTTGCATTAGATTTTCAGAGAGATAATCTAGTTAAATTCAATATAACAGATAACTTAACGATCACACTGTCAAATTATGTTTACGGTAAAGTTGTTGAGATGTGGATTACAAACTCTGCAGCACAAAATAAAACAATCACACACGGTTGTTTAGCGAATAATTCAACTTCTAAAGCAACTACATTCACAATACTTTCAAACTCATGTGCTTATCTGAGATACTTCAGTATTGATGGTGATCAAGCAAACACATTCGTTTCTATTACTGCTTAACGGGATTTAGTATGGCATCTAATACAGGTATTCTTACTTACAATTCTGGTGTTTATAACACTCTACTGAACTACAATGCTCCGAGTTCAACAGTCGGTTCGACTGGCAAAATTTTAGGCACACTCTATTGTTTCCTATCACAAGTCGAGCCATGGGAAACAGAAGAAGTTCCGCCTACACCAGAGCAAACACAAAGATACATTAAAAACGTATTTAAAAATATGTTTGTCGCAAAGAAAATAACGACGAACGATATGACACCAGTGATTCAGCGAATAAATTGGCAAACTGGCACTGTCTACGATTATTATTCAGACACGACCAATATGTTTGAACTTAATGCAGAAGGTTACTTAGTTAGAAAATTCTACATAAAAAATAGATTCGATCAAGTTTTCAAATGCCTATGGAATAACAACGGCGCTGCGTCTACTGTTGAACCTTATTTCGAACCAGGAACTTACAACGCGAATCAAATTTTCCAAGGTGCTGATGATTATAAGTGGAAGTATATGTACACGATTTCAGCGGGTGTGAAAATCAAATTCATGGATGAAAATTGGATGCCAGTACCTGCAGGAAATACTGTTCCAAATGCTGTTGGTAGTTTGTCTGGTATAGGTTCTATCGATGTCATCAATGTGATTAGCGGCGGTACTGGTTACGATGAAGCAAATGCACCGATCACTATAACTATCACGGGCGACGGTAACTTTGCTACAGCGAATGCTGTTGTAACAGGGAATGTAATCACAGACATACTCGTAGCGAATACTGGCTCAAACTATAGTTTTGCTAACGTTGCTATTACATCTTCAAGCGGCTCAGGAGCAAATGTAATTGCACCAATTTCACCAATCGGTGGGCACGGCTATAATCCCATATCAGAATTGGGTGCAAGAAACATTATGTTGACTGCAACTTTTGATACTGATGAAAACGGTAATATACCAACGAACATTGACTATAGACAACTCGGTATCTTAGTAAATCCATACGCTTATTTCGGCGTTACATATGGTTTAGCAAATGCTGAGATATATAAGACAACAACTGATTTTACAGTGTCTTCAGGTTTCGGTGCATATACACCAGATGAAATTATCTATCAGTCTGCGAACGGTTCTATTTTAGGTGCGACATTTAGTGCTAGAGTTTTGAGTTTCGATAGTACTTTTAATATAGTTAAACTGATAAATACATACGGAACTGCATTAGAAGATACTGTTCTTTACGGTCAAACAAGCGGTACAGCAAGAGTTTTATTGCAACAACAAACACCAACATTCATTAAGAATTCTGGTTATCTAACATACTTAGTCAATCGAGCACCAGTTCAAAGAAATGCCGATGGTTCTGAACAATTTAAACTGGTTTTAAGTTTTTAAAGGATAAAAATGCTAAACTTCAACGTCGATCCTTATTACGATGATTTTGATCCGAATAAAAATTTTCACAGGATTCTTTTTAAGCCTGGTCGTGCCGTTCAAGCTCGCGAACTAACACAAGCACAAACAATTCTGCAAGACCAAGTTTCTAAATTTGCAGATCACATCTTTAAGCAAAATACACCTGTGACTGGTGGTCAAGTCACGATCAATAATCGTTCGACATATCTGAAGTTAAATGCGACGTATAATGATAACGATATCGTTGCTGAAGATTTTCAAAATGAAATCATTACAAATACGGATGGAACAGTTTTCGCTAAAGTTGTAGCAACAGAAGAAGCAGTTTCTGGTGATCCCCCTACTCTATTCATAACATATCTTTCTGGTTCAAAGTTCTCTGCTGGCGATTTAATTCTTTCTAGTTCAGGAACAACTGCTCAAATTGCGCCTACAGATTTCACTGGCTTTGCAACGACAGCTTCGATTTCAGAAGGTGTTTTCTACATCGTTAACGGTTACTCATTCTCATCAGTACAAAACGATGACGGAACATACTCTAGATATTCTATCGGCAATTTCGTTTCTGTGCAACCACAAACAATCGTTGTGCAGAAATATGGCAATACACCAACAAGAAGAGTTGGTCTAGACATCTCTGAGTATGTAACTGATTATGTCACAGATCCTTCGCTATTAGATCCAGCAATTGGCGCTACTAACTATCAGGCACCAGGTGCTGATCGATACACGATTAAACTATCGCTAACAACTTTACCTCTATCACCAGGTGCTGATTCAAACTTCATTGAACTTGTTAGAATCACTAACGGTATTGTTCAACGTCTAGTAAACGGAACAGTATATGCTACGATTGATGACTACATTGCAAAGAGAACATACGATACTAATGGTGACTTTATTGTCACCGATTTCAAATTAGTTCCGAAAGCAAACACAGCAAACGTAGATACTTATAAGCTTCAAATTGGACCAGGTTCAGCATATATCAAGGGTTATAAAGTAGAATCTGTGCGTGATATTACTCTTGAAGCACCAAGAGCAAGAGAGTATGAAACACTGAACAATAATAATCTGACAACAGATTATGGTAATTACATCTACGTAAACAATATCTCTGGTGCTTTTGATGCAACGAAGGTTATACTTGTTGACTTCCACACTATCAATGTAAACTCATCGATTGTAACAACAAATAGCACAACTTATAATTCAACTAAAGCAGGCTCTGCTTATTTGCGCGGTCTGGAATATGAAACAGCATCTGATGCTGCAAATACACAATCATATGTTTACAAGGCTTATCTCTCAGAGTTTAAGAACTCTACACTAAGCACAAACGCAGCAGCAACAGGAACAACAACTACAATTCAACTATTCGATACTAATGGTAAATTCTCTTCTGTTGCAAATGCATACTACGGCGCAACAGTAACTATTGATTCTGGTACATCGGCAGGTGATCGTCGTAAGATTGTTGCTTACAATGGTGGTACTAAAACTGCAACAGTTGATGTCGCATTCACAGTGATACCAGATACAACATCAAATGTTACGATTCGTTTTGATGTTGAGAACTACAACATGATGGTTGCTCCAACATCTAGCGGCTTTAATCGTTCTGCTTCTGCGGGTGTTGACCCTTCAAGCAAGACAGACGGTATCGTAAGTGGTGTGAGCATACTGCCAACAGTGCTTACAAATCCAACATCACCGGAATTAATTTTCCCAGTCGGTTATGATTACGTTAAGAACTTAAGTGATCAAACATACAACTCATGGAAAATGCTGCGTGATGTAAGTTTCTCATCAGGTGTAGCACAATTCACATTGACTGGTGATGTTACTTTTGTTGGTACTGCAAGTGCTACACAATCATCAACAGAAGCGAGAAACAACTGGTTGGTAATTGCAACAGCACCTGGTTCATCTGGGCTTACTGCTGGTCAACCTGTGAACTTTACAAGTGCAAACACGATTGCACTCGATTCAACAAAGAAAATTGCAACATTAGATACAACTGGCACAGCTACATTCACTGGAACAATTCTTGCAAGAACAGCAATTACAAATGCTGGAACAACAGCACTCGCACTTAAAGTAAAGAATTTGATCAGTGGAAATACAGCAAATGTAAACTTAACTGGCACTGATGTTGGCGGCGTTAAAGTTGATCTTGCTCAAGGTCAAGTATACTTCCCATCAACAACACTAGTTACACCAGGAAATGCACAGTCACTTTACATATCTGATGTGAAAAACATCGTTAAGATTATTGATACTGGTGCACCAACAACTGCAGCAACAGATGCGATGCTATCTAGTTCCGCATACGATGTGACAAATAACTTCTTGTTCGACAACGGTCAGAACGACACATACTATGGTCACGCTTCGATTACATTGAAACGTGGAGCACCACAGCCAAGAGGCAATCTACTTGTTGTCTTGAACTACTATCAACACACTGGTGGCGACGGTTATTTCTGTATCAATTCATATCAAAGTGCTGGTGCAGGTGGTGTTTCTACATCACCGGAAAATTACTCTGACATTGGTTCTTACACAGCAAAGATTTCTGGACAGACTTACAACCTAAGAGATTGTATAGACTTCAGATTGTCAACAGTGAATGCAACAGCAACACTACAATTTAGATACTCTACTTCAACACCATCGATTGATGGTGCGTTGATACCTGTGGATTCTGGAACATTTATCTCCGATTATTCACATTACTTGGGTAGAAATGATATTGTTGCATTGACGAAGGACAATCAATTCAAATTGATTCAAGGTAAATCAAGTAATGCGCCTTCGTTCCCGCTGCAACCAGATGGTAGTTTACTACTGGCACAAATAACACTTGATCCATACACATCTTACTTACCGGAAGAAACAACGAAGTATCTACCGAACATCAGTTTGAATAAGATCCAACACCGTCGCTGGAGAATGCAGGACATTTCTTCTCTTGAAACAAGAATCAACAATATTGAATACTATACATCACTCAGCCTACTTGAAAAACAGGCTGCTGAGTTACAAGTGCCTGATTCTAACGGCTTGAATCGTTTCAAAAATGGTATTCTTGTTGACAACTTCACAGGTTTCTCGACTGCAGACGCGGAGAATGAAGACTTTGCTGCAAAAATCAACAAGCGCCTAACATTCATGACTGCACAAGATTTTGTATTGAATGCGCCACTATTCCCGAAAGACGGTTTCAATGCTTTCGGTAAGTTAGCAGAGTCTGCACAAACAAGTCTATCATATCGTTATCACACAACTAGCGGTGGAACATCTGCAATTATCACACTGCCGTACTCAAGTGCGAATCTAGCAATACAGAAATTGGCAAGTGATACTGTCAGCTTGAATCCATTCGCTGTAGATATTCAAGAAGGTGTTCTTGAAATTAACCCACCAATGGACATGTGGGTTTCTACGGGAAGAGAACCTGATATTCTAATTGTAAATCCACAAACAACTCTTTTCAGACAGGGTAACACACTCAACGTTCTTTCAACTGGTGATTGGGGAACAATCGCAGGAACACAAAGAACTATTGAAGAATCGTCAGGTCGCCAAGTTACTACTACAGTATACGCAAGCCAAGAAAGACAAACTGTTTCTGGAAATTATGATCAAGTAACATCTATCACTGGTAATTTCATTACTGATGTTTCAGTACAACCATACATTAGAGCGCAAAATCTAATTCTTCGTGCGAAGGGTATGAAGATCAACACACCAGTTTCAGTGTTCTTTGATGGTGAAAATGTAAATCAATACCTTGTACAACCAAACATTATCAATCTGACAAATGTGAATGGCACTTTTGAAGAAGATGATGTGATTGGTTTCTTTACTTCTGGTACATTCTATCCTACCGGGCGTGTTGTCGGTGCAACAAAAACATCTTCAACAACTGTAAGATTGTATGTAACTTCAGATGCAAATACTATTACATATAGTTCAACCAACACTTTACAGAATGCTAGATTCAATCAAAACGGTGTATACACTGGAAACACAGCATTCGGAACTTATACAAATAGTTCGCTTCGTGTTATCTCGATGAGTGGTGAGGTCAAAGGTTCTTCTGGTGGATCAACTGCAGCATTGCCAGGTGGTGGTACATACAGAACTGGTGCTACAGCAATCACTCTATGCCCACTCTCATCATCAACTACATCATTCTACGTTGGTTCAACTATTCGTATTACAACAGTAAATCAGAAACTAGTAACTCAACGCATTAAAATTGGAACAACCGGCGGCTGGTGTGATGAAAACCAGTGCTGGGCCAATGAAGACATTTTCAGCACGCAGACTAGTTATGAAACTTGGACTGAAACTTTCACCGCAACTATCACAGCATATGATGGTACAACAAAAGTTGCAACACTAGGTTCCGCTGTTGGTATTTCATCTGGTTCAAATAAAACGCAACCAAATAATCCAGCAGTTCTAATTGGTTCAAAATACTCAATCTCAGGTTCAACTTATCTTCTTTCACAAAGTTCAACTTTAGATGTTGCACCGAGACTTTCAACTGATGAAAATGGCAACTTCAGTGCGATTTTCCAATTACCTGGAGGCACTTTCAGAACTGGTGATAAAGTTCTACGCATCGACAACAGAACAACGGATGCGAATCCAGATTCTGCAACAACAGTTTCTGAGGGTATTTTCACAGCGAGTTCTCTTGCTACAAAGAGTGTGAACGTAAACTTCGGCGGTTCACTCCAAGCGGCGGCAAAAGGATCAGTATTCGTTTCAACTGAACAGAGACAAAATCAAATCATCAGTCAGACAGTAACAACTGTTGACCCTGTTGCACAGACTTTCATGATCGATCAGGAAACATATCCAAACGGTGCTTTCCTCCGTTCGATCAAAGTGTTCTTCAGAAACAAACCTACAACAGCTTCCGCACCACCAGTTAAATTCTTTGTAACAAGTACATTGAACGGTTATCCTAACGGTGAAGTATTAGATAACAGTTTAGTTGTCAAGACAGTTGGTGAAATAAACGCATCTACTACACCACATTATCTTGATAGTTCAACATACACTGAGTTTGTATTCAATGCACCTGTCTACATCAGATCAGGCAACTTGTATGCATTCATTCTGCAGACAACATCACCAGATTATGTTGTTTGGGTCGCAAAACAAAATTCAGTTGCAGTTGCTTCTTCTGTTAAGAATTTACCGACAGATCCAACACCATCAACGATAACAAAAATCGGTGCATCACCTTACGTTGGTACGCTGTTCGAATCACAGAACGGTATTGCGTGGACAGCAGAACAAGCAAAGAGCATGATGTTTGTAATCGATAACTGCGTGTTCACAACTTCTGCTGAACCAACAGTTGATTTCATTGTACCTAGAAAGATACCGCTGAGAAAACTAGTGAACAGTGACATCGAATATTACGCAAACGTTGCTTCGAATACATTGTCATCAACTGATAGCACATACTTCTTAAAAGATTTACCGTATGATGCATTGAATGTTTCTGTCGTTGACTTCGAACCAACAGACACGAAGATCAACTATACTTATAGACCTACAATTTACTCGGACTTTTCTTCTGATTCAACAAAAGAAATTATTCCTGGTAAATATGCAACCTCTATGAGTGATAACATTTACTTCGATGATGGTAAAGGTTCTCGTGTTCTCGATTCAAATTCAAGTTCATCATTTATTTTGACAGCAAGATTGACAACAACAAATCAATATGTTTCTCCTGTCATAACTGATGATGGCACTTCACTCTATGCGATTCGAAATGTAATCAATGATATGCCTGTGACAAACACTGATATTACAGTGACAAGCGGAAACACTGCGGGCGTAACTGCCGTGTATACAAGCACACCACCTGCAGTTACAATTTCAGCACCAACTGGGCTCGGCGGCACACAAGCGTATGCTACAGCAAACGTTGTGACGAATGGTTCAGGCGGTTACATTGTAGACAAGATCAATGTGACAACACCAGGCTCAGGCTATATTCAAACACCTACACTCACAATCGCAGCAAACGGTGGTGGCTATAGTGCAACTGCAACTGTCTCTGGTGAAACTTCAGCGAGAGATGGTAATGCAGTTTGCCGTTACATTACTAAGAAAGTTGTATTAACACCTGAGAATGATTCTGGCGACTTGAGAGTTTACTACACTGCTTACAAACCAGTCGGTTCAAGAATTCTTGTGTATTACAAGATACTGAATCGAAATGATACTGAAAAATTTGAAGACCAAAACTGGCAACTGATGACTGAAATAAACCCAGGTGGATCTTCATATTCAACAATCAGAACTGATGTGAAAGAATATGTATCAGCACCAGGTTCAAACGGTAATGCCGACAATTCAATAAGTTATACAAGCACTAGCGGTGTTACATATACACAATTCAGTCAGTTCGCTATTAAGATTGTACTCGCAACTGCAGATTCCGCAAGAACACCAGTTCTATATGACCTAAGAGTTCTTGCGCTACCTTCAGGACAATAATATGTTTGTGAATGTGAAAGATTCAAAGTATGTTAGAGACACAAATTCGATGGCACTTATCAATAATGATTCAAGTGCCAGAGAAGATTATTTGATGAAATCTAAAATATTAAAGAGTCAAAAAGAAGAAATAAATAATATTCGTATTGAAGTTTCTTCAATCAAAAACGATATGGACGAAATAAAAAAACTATTGGTACAATTATTAGGAAAAGGCACAAATGGCTAATCCAATCACTCCACTAAATTATGCAAATACTTTCGGCGACTGGCTAGTTACAACAAATTCTGTTCTAGCAGAAGTCAATGATATTGGTGCAAACAACTACACCAAAAATACTGGTTCATTCATCATTAATTCAAGTGGAACTGGTCTTCAAGTAGCAAATAATGCTTTAGTTCAAGGTACGTTTACTGTTTCAGGTACTGGTTCATCCGCACTTGTTCAAAATATTCTGACAGTTCAAGGTTCAATTCTTGCAACAAACACACAAGCAGGAGTTACCGGACTTGCTGTCGCCGGAATGGCAAACGTAGCAAATCTGAATGTGTTAGGTGCGGGTATCGGGTTAAACGTAGCAAATCTTTCTGTTCTCTCCGGAGCAGTTGCTCTTGGAAGCACACTAACAGTGTCGTCTAACATTCGCACACTTGGCGTAAATGCGAACTCTTATATTGTATCACCTGTAGTTTATTCAACTTCGCTATTCTCAGACACACTTACATCGAATGGTGCTCTTAATGCAGCAAGTGCTAACGTTGTTGGCACAATGCAGGCTAACACAGCTAACGTCGGAACATTGTCCGCATTCACAAGAGTTGTTTCGGGTGTATTGACGGCAAACACGGATCTAAATGCTGGTTTTGCAAACGTTGTTGGTACAATTCTTGGTGGTACTCTAACGTCTAATTCTGCTTTGAATGCAGTCACTGCTAATATTGTATCTACAATACAAGCTAACACAGGAAACGTTGGAACATTATCTGCTGTCACAAGAGTCATTGGAGAAACTTTAACAGCCAATGGCCAATTGAATGTCGGCTCTGCTAACGTTATCAATGGCATTGATGCAGCTTCGGGTAGAATCGGTGTACTTGTTGCCAATACAAGCTTATTGACAGGCACTTTAACTGCGAATACACAACTGAATGTTGGTTCTGCCAATGTCATTGGTGGTATCGATGCAGCTTCGGGTAGAATCGGCGTTCTCGTTGCAAATACAAGCTTGTTGGGTGGTACAATTACCGCCAACACACAACTGAATGTTGGATCCGCTAACGTTATCAACGGAATTGATGCTGCATCAGGTAGAATTGGTATTCTCGTTGCTAACACAAGCTTATTGGGTGGTACAATTACCGCTAATACACAATTAAATGTGGGTTCGGCAAATGTTATTGGCGGTATTGATGCCGCATCAGGTAGAATTGGTGTGCTTGTTGCCAATACAAGCTTATTGGGTGGTACTTTAACTGCGAATACACAACTCAATGTGGGTTCTGCTAACGTCATCAATGGCATTGATGCTGCATCAGGTAGAATTGGTATTTTAGTTGCCAATACAAGCTTATTGGGTGGTACAATTACCGCTAATACACAACTTAACGTCGGCTCAGCAAATGTCATTGGCCGAATCGATGCAGATTCTGGGAGAATTGGTGTACTTGTAGCCAATACAAGCTTATTAACCGGCACTCTAACTGCGAATACACAACTCAATGTGGGTTCTGCCAACGTTATCAATGGCATTGATGCAGCTTCCGGAAGAATTGGTATTTTAGTTGCCAATACAAGCTTATTGGGTGGTACAATTACCGCTAATACACAACTCAATGTGGGTTCTGCTAACGTCATCAATGGCATTGATGCTGCATCAGGTAGAATTGGTATTCTCGTTGCCAATACAAGCTTGTTGACGGGCACTTTAACTGCTAATACTGCATTAAATGCTGGGTCAGCAAACATAGTAGGTTTAGCACAAGCAAATACAGTTAATGTTGGAACATTGTCCGCATTGACAGCAATTATCGGTGGTACAATTACCGCTAATACACAATTAAATGCTGGTTCAGCCAACGTTATTAATGGCATTGATGCTGCCTCAGGTAGAATTGGTGTTCTTGTAGCTAATACTAGTCTACTTTCTGGAACAATTACAGCTAACACACAATTGAATGTTGGCTCAGCAAATGTCATTGGTGGTATTGATGCTGCTTCGGGTAGAATCGGTATTCTTGTAGCTAATACAAGTTTATTGACAGGCACTTTAACTGCGAATACACAACTTAACGTAGGCTCAGCAAACGTTGTTGGTGTTGTCCTTGCAGGAACGTTAACATCTAACTCTGCGCTAAATGCCGTCACCGCCAATATTGTATCTACGATGCAGGCTAATACCGGAAATGTTGGAACGCTGTCCGCAGTAACAAGAGTTGTTTCTGGAGTTTTAACGGCTAACACAGATTTGAATGCAGGTTTTGCAAACGTTGTTGGTACTGTACTTGCAGGAACATTAACATCTAACTCAGCATTGAATGCAGTGACAGCTAACATTGTATCAACAATGCAAGCTAATACTGCGAACGTGGGTACATTATCTGCTGTAACAAGAGTTGTTTCGGGTGTATTGACTGCTAATACAGGACTAAATGCAGGCTCAGCTAACGTTATTGGTGTTGTGCTTGCGGGTACACTAACATCCAACTCCGCTTTGAATGCAGTGACGGCTAACATTGTATCAACAATGCAGGCTAATACTGGAAATGTCGGAACATTGTCGGCTGTCACAAGAGTTGTTTCTGGTGTGCTAACGGCTAATACTGATTTGAATGCAGGTTCAGCTAACGTTATTGGAACAATTCTTGGTGGCACAATTACTTCAAATGGTTTCTTGAATGCGGCTAGTGCAAACGTTGTTGGTGTTGTGCTTGCTGGCACTTTGACATCTAACTCGGCATTGAATGCAGTTACAGCTAACATTGTATCTACAATGCAGGCTAACACAGCTAACGTGGGAACATTATCTGCTGTTACAAGAGTTCTTGCAGGATCATTAACATCTAACTCGGCATTGAATGCAGTGACGGCTAACATTGTATCTACAATGCAGGCTAACACAGCTAACGTGGGAACATTATCTGCTGTTACAAGAGTTCTTGGTGATGTGATAACGGCTAACACAGCATTGAATGCTGGTTCCGCAAACATAAGTGGTTCTTTAAATGTTAACAGCATCACTTCAAACACAATTGTAAATACAACTATTCTATACACAAGCAGCAATTCTTATGTTGCTTCATTGAATTCAAACAATCATGTAACAACTGCTAGACTATACGCGACAAACGCTAACTTAAATCAACTGTTTGTAAATACTTCAGTCGATATTGGCGGCACAACTACAATTAAGGGCGACTTAAATGTAGAAGGAAATTATGTAATAGAAGGCGACATTGTTTACAATTCTTCCGATTTCGTATTATACGGTGAAGTGCCTATAACCGGTTCACAAGCTGCTCGCGTCGGTGTGAATAGAGGTGAACATAGCGCACTCACTTTCACACCAAATGCTTACATACAATTTGACAATTCAGATCGTAAGTGGAAAATTAGAGCAACTGATGAAACGGATCCTGTAAAAGTAAACACATATTATCAAATAATTACAACTAAAGATATAGGTGTTTTAAACGGTCCAACGGGACCAACAGGTCCACAGGGTCCTATCGGCCCTATCGGTCCAATTGGACCTATCGGACCCATTGGTCCACAGGGACCTATCGGTCCAATTGGCGCATCTGGTCCTCAAGGTCCTATCGGTCCAATTGGTCCTATCGGTCCACAAGGTCCAATCGGACCTATCGGACCCATTGGTCCACAGGGACCTATCGGTCCAATTGGCGCATCTGGTCCTCAAGGTCCTATCGGTCCAATTGGTCCTATCGGTCCACAAGGTCCAATCGGACCTATCGGACCCATTGGTCCACAGGGACCTATCGGTCCAATTGGCGCATCAGGACCGATAGGACCAATTGGTCCTATCGGACCTATCGGTCCAATTGGCGCATCTGGTCCTCAAGGTCCTATCGGTCCAATTGGTCCTATCGGTCCACAAGGTCCAATCGGACCTATCGGACCCATTGGTCCACAGGGACCTATCGGTCCAATTGGCGCATCAGGACCACAGGGACCAATTGGTCCTATCGGACCTATCGGTCCAATTGGCGCATCTGGACCACAAGGTCCTATCGGTCCTATCGGACCCATTGGACCAATTGGCGCATCAGGACCACAGGGACCAATTGGTCCTATCGGTCCTATTGGTCCACAGGGACCTATCGGACCAATTGGTCCACAAGGACCTATAGGTCCAATTGGACCTATAGGTCCAATTGGCGCATCGGGACCACAAGGTCCTATCGGTCCTATCGGACCCATTGGTCCAAGAGGAGCTACTGGACCACAGGGTCCTAGTGGACCACAAGGTCCTATTGGTCCAATCGGCCCAATTGGTCCACAAGGTCCAATCGGTCCTATAGGCCCAATAGGTCCAATTGGACCGACGGGACCTCAGGGACCACAGGGCGAAAATGCAGGTCTGCGTTACAACTTCGATAACATCAACGTAGATCAAGACCCAACACCTGGTAAATTCCTATTTAATCAGTCAGTGATTTCAACTGTAACTGAAATAAACATCGACATTTTGGACATAAACAACGTTGATGTTTCTGCATACATTGACAGTTGGGATGATTCGACAACTACAGTTAAGGGATTTTTATCGATCAATTCGAATGTAAATTCAGACACAACTTTCGCAATATTCAGATTAACTAGCGTAACAACAGTCTCAGGATATAGAAAACTTGGCGTTGTTTACGTTTCAGGAACATCTCCTAGCCTAGCAGAAGAGTGTGTTCTAACATTCTATAGAACTGGTGATATTGGTGCTACTGGACCACAAGGACCAATCGGCCCAATTGGACCTACTGGACCACAAGGTCCAATCGGTCCAATTGGTGTTGGCGCTACTGGACCTCAAGGTCCTATCGGTCCGATTGGTCCGATTGGTCCAGCAGGTCCTTCAACAACAATTAATGCGACACAAACTACAACAGGTACGACATACTATCCAGTGTTCATTGGATCTGCTGGTGCAAATGAAACTGCTAGAGTGAGAACAACAGGATTTACCTTCAATGCATCTACTGGCGACCTGGCTGTTCCAGGTAACGTTACTGCATCTTCTGATGAAAGATTGAAGAATAACATTCAAACAATTGATAACGCACTTTCGATTGTTGAGAAACTGAGAGGTGTTCGTTTCGAGAAAGACGGTAGAAACGGTATCGGTGTAATCGCTCAAGAAGTGCAGAAACATTTACCTGAAGTTGTTAATAAAGAAAATAATTCAGAATATCTTGCAGTTGCATATGGTAACATTGTCGGCGTATTAATTGAAGCGATTAAGGACTTGAAAAAAGAAATTGATGAACTGAAAAATAAATAATAAATACATTTAAACAAATGGAATAAAATATGCCAGCAGGATATACAGAACTATTTCTAGAACAAGGTGCTGACTTTAATATGTCTGTTACTCTAGATGATGTTGGTGGTTCATCATTCAATCTTGTAAATTTTACAGCGTCGTCGCAAATGAGAAAGTCATACTATTCAACAAGTGTGGCGGCGACTTTTAATGTAAACACGGGTGCTAACGCTGCACTTGGAATAATTACAATATCACTTGATTCCGCAAACACTGCGAACATAAATGCGGGTAGATATGTTTATGATGTTTATATTACGAATGCATCATCTCGAACTAGAGTGCTTGAAGGTATTGTGAACGTATCACCACAAGTAACAAAACAATAGGAAAATTAAATGGCTTCCGTTTCGAAAGTCACAGTAGGTACTGCTCGCACTGTCAATGTGCGAGTAAATACTAATCCAGCAACTAGAGTTAGAACAATTCAATATTCTGCATCAGGCGCATCTTTTAGCGTTTCTGATGCTGCTGATGTTGTATTTCAAAATACAGAGAACAATTTATCGGTATTAACATATGATGATAACATAGATAAATTTGTGGTACAGAATGTACCACGCTTAAACGGAGGCACATTCTAAAATGGCTGGAGCTACAAATACAATTATTCAGATACTACGTTCTGATACAACATCTTTACCTACAACATTAAACCCCGGTGAACAAGCGTATTCATTCTTATCACAAAAATTATTCATTGGTAATAACACTAACGGTGTAGTTACAATCGGCGGAAAATACTACGTCGATTTAATTGACGGCGCAACATCTTCAAATTCATCTAATACACTTGTTCGAAGAGATGTATCTGGAAATGTTTCATTTAGAATGGCAACTATCGTAGATGCTGCTTCAAATGGAACTGATGCTGTTAACAAGACATACTTAGATTCAAGAATCAATGCACTATCATCGAATACAATTTATGATGGCACGATAGGTCAAAGCGGCTACTCAAACGTACACGTTTCTTCTGTAGACGGTGGTGGCTCTGTAATTCTTGTTGCAAACAACACGACAGTTGCAAGATTCACGAAGACAACTTCTGATTTCTACGGCACTGATGTTACGATCACCGGTAATCTTGTTGTTAAAGGTGCTACTTCCTACACTAACGTTGAAACATTACTTGTAGACAATAATCAAATCGTAATGAATGCAAATGCGAGTGGCTCTCCACTCATCGATGCATTTATTACTGTCAATCGTGGCTCAGCAGACAATGCAGCAATCATTTGGAACGAAGCGACAGATAAATGGCAACTCGATAAAGCAATCGGCACAAATTATGATATCGTAGACACAGGCGGTGGTCAATCGATTGGTGGAACTACAACACTAAACGCTGCATCTGTAACGAATGGTTTACATGCAGGCACACTCGAAGTATCCGGACATACAAACGTAGCATCACTGACTGCTAATAGCACAATTATTACTAATCAATTAATTGTTGCTTCGAATGTACAGTTAGCTAACGTAGCGAACGTTGCGTATTACGGTAACGTAGTTGATGCGGCCGCACCAGTGGCTGGCAAACATTACATTATGATAGCTGATGGTAATTCAGGTAACAACAGATTTCATGCAAATTCGTTACTTGCTTTTGATACCTCAAACACTACACTTGCTGTTGGTTATTCGGCATACATTCCATTACCTAATACATTGTACCAAGCGACGGGTTCAAGTCAACAGTATATACAAAACAATATTCAAAATATTAACAATGAAGGTTCTGGTGACTGGGTTGCAACAGCAGATAATGGCACAGATGCTTCTGGTTATATCAACATGGGTATTGCGGGTGGTGGCTACACGTATGATGGATTTCATAAACCGAACGACGGTTATCTATACGTCGCAGGCAACACTGGTCAAGGTCTCGGTAACCTATGGATCGGTACTGCTGAAGCAAATACAACAAACGATACAATCGGTGCTATTTACTTACACATCGGTGCTGTTGCTGCTTCGAATATTGTTGGTTATATTTCTAGACAAAACAATTCACAAACTGGTCCTTCTACTTGGGCTATCAACAAAACAACTGGTGCAGTCTACACATATGCATTAGATGTAAACGGCTCTGCTAACGTTTCATCACTATACATCAATGGAACACAAGTTCTAGGCGAATCATTTGCTCTTCCGGTCACTTTTGGTGGCACAGGTCGAACAAGTGTAACTGCAAATGCAGTTCTATTTGGCTCAGGCTCTGGTACACTCGGTGTTTCAAATGCACCTTCAGCTGGTCAAGTATTGCAATACAGAACTGATGGAGTTAAATTTGGTGGTTTAGATGGAGGTACTTTCTAAATAATTAAATTGTCGTGAAAGGAGTTTCATCTTGAACAAAGAAAAATTTATAAATTATTACATCAGTTTATTGAATTCTACAATTAGCGAAGCGATTAATAAAAATCTAGTTATTCAGGCCGAAAAAAAAGTCTTAGAGGATGATTTACTAGAATTAAAAAAGTTAGAAGATTTAATCGTTTCAATGAGAACTGAACATCAAAATCAAATTAATGATTTGAAGAATCAACTAAATGAAGCGAGAAAACAAAAAGAAGTTTCGTCTATAGAGAATAATGAATTAAAAAAATCCGTTCAGCATGTAGACACATTTAAAAATGAATTGTCTATAGAAAGAACTAAAAATAAAAACCTTATCAAAGAGTTGGATGAAAAAAGTATTGAAATTGAAAATTTGAAAAAGCAAATTGAGAAATTGAATTCGAAAAATGATTCGAAGTCTATTGTACGAAACTCCAAAAAAGATAAACAGCAATTAATTTCTGAATTTATTTTCCAAGAAAACGACGAATCTTTAAATACAGTAAAAGATGCGGGTAAATTTTAATGTCAAATACAACAATACAGTTAAAAAGATCATCAAACACTGGTAATGTTCCCGATACATCTTCTATAACATACGGTGAATTGGCACTCAATTACGCCGATGGTAAACTGTATTATAAAAATGACCTTGATCAAGTTAAATCCATTTACACAGCAAATCAATATGAAACTATTAATGTAAATGGAACTCTACTCATACCAACAACGCCAACAGAAATCTTAACGATTCAGTCTAGTAATGGTATAACACTCTCAACAAACACAACACTCGATAGAATCGTAATTGGTGAAAATTTAACTCCAGTTATTAACGCAGCATACAATCAAGCGAATGCTGCGTTCAACTACGCAAATACAATATCATTAACACCAGGCCCGACAGGTCCTACGGGACCACAGGGTCCTATCGGTCCCATTGGACCAATCGGTGCATCAGGACCACAAGGTCCAATTGGTCCAATAGGACCAATTGGTCCACAAGGTCCTATTGGACCAATTGGTCCTATCGGACCTATCGGTCCAATTGGCGCATCCGGTCCGCAAGGTCCTATCGGTCCCATCGGTCCTATTGGTCCAATTGGCGCATCAGGACCACAGGGACCAATTGGTCCTATCGGTCCTATTGGTCCAATTGGAGCATCAGGTCCACAGGGACCTATAGGACCCATCGGTCCCATTGGTCCACAAGGTCCTATTGGTCCAATTGGTCCAACAGGTCCGCAAGGTCCTATCGGACCAATTGGACCACAAGGTCCTATTGGTCCAATTGGTCCAACAGGTCCGCAAGGTCCTATCGGACCAATTGGACCAATAGGCCCCATCGGTCCAATTGGTCCAACAGGTCCACAAGGTCCAATCGGTCCTATAGGCTCAAGCGGTCCAACTGGTCCACAAGGTCCTTCTGGTGTTGCCGGTGATCGCTATCAAACAACAAGTTCTACTTCATACACGATACAAGGAAACGGAAATCTTGGAAATATTGTAATTGGTACAAGTCTTGCATATAGTGTTTCTCAGCCAATTCGTATAGCAAACACTTCGACAATATATCAGGATGCAACTGTCAATTTTTACAACTCATCGAATGGATATATTGCATTTACTACAACAGGTTCAAGCGGCGCAGGAACTTATAATGTCTGGACTGTAAATTTATCCGGCGCCGCAGGCGCCATTGGTCCAACAGGACCAACGGGTCCACAAGGTCCTATTGGCCCTATTGGACCAATTGGCGCATCTGGACCGCAAGGTCCTATTGGCCCTATTGGACCAATTGGCGTATCAGGACCAACGGGTCCACAAGGTCCAATCGGACCACAAGGACCTATAGGTCCAATTGGACCGATTGGACCTATTGGACCACAGGGTCCTATTGGCCCTATTGGACCAATTGGCGCATCAGGACCACAAGGTCCTATTGGCCCTATTGGACCAATTGGCGCATCAGGACCACAAGGACCTATAGGACCTACTGGACCACAGGGTCCTATAGGTCCAATAGGACCAATTGGTCCTATTGGTGCATCTGGACCGCAAGGTCCTATTGGCCCTATTGGACCTATAGGACCAATTGGCGCATCTGGACCACAAGGACCTATAGGACCAATTGGTCCTATAGGTCCTACTGGACCACAGGGTCCAATTGGACCAATTGGTCCAATTGGCGCATCAGGACCACAGGGTCCTATAGGTCCGATTGGACCAATTGGTCCAATTGGCGCATCAGGACCACAGGGTCCGATTGGACCAATTGGTCCAATTGGCGCATCAGGACCACAGGGTCCTATAGGTCCGATTGGACCAATTGGTCCTATTGGTGCATCTGGACCGCAAGGTCCTATTGGCCCTATTGGACCGATTGGGCCAAGAGGTGCTACGGGCCCAACAGGTCCACAAGGTCCGATAGGTCCTATTGGACCAACTGGACCACAAGGTCCAATCGGTCCTATAGGACCGACAGGTCCAACAGGACCGATCGCAGGTTCAAATACACAAATTATTTACAATGATGCAGGTGTTGCTGGCGGAGACTCTCGTTTAACATGGGATGAAGCTACTGGTATACTCTCTGCAAATCTTTTAAGAGTGACACAATCTTCTGGTGATGAAGGTGGAGAAATATTATTAGCAAAGCCTGCAAGTAATGCAACTTATAGCGGTACAGGCATAACAATTGATGCGTATCAAAATAGAATAAGATTTTTTGAACAAGGCGGTACAGCACGCGGCGCATATCTAGATATCACAGCATTGGCTGCTGGCGTCGGCACAAATCTTTTATCTGGTGGTCCAACAGGACCACAGGGTCCAATCGGACCTATTGGACCTATTGGACCACAGGGGCCTATTGGTCCAATAGGCCCTACGGGTCCACAAGGCCCTATCGGACCAATAGGACCAATAGGACCAAGTGGACCTACTGGACCTCAAGGTCCGATCGGACCTATCGGACCAATAGGTCCGATAGGTCCAATTGGCGCATCAGGACCACAAGGTCCTATCGGTCCTATTGGTCCTATAGGACCAATAGGACCTACAGGACCACAGGGACCAATAGGCCCAATTGGTCCTATAGGACCAATTGGTGCATCAGGTCCACAAGGTCCAATAGGACCAATCGGTCCACAGGGTCCAATTGGACCAATTGGTCCTATTGGCGCATCAGGACCACAGGGGCCTATAGGTCCGATTGGACCAATTGGTCCAATTGGTGCATCAGGACCACAAGGTCCTATTGGTCCGATTGGTCCAATCGGACCAAGAGGTGCTACAGGCCCACAAGGACCAATTGGTCCAATTGGACCCACTGGTCCACAGGGACCCATTGGTCCGATCGGCCCTACAGGACCACAAGGCCCAATTGGTCCTATCGGACCAATTGGGCCCATAGGACCCACAGGTCCCACTGGACCACAAGGACCAATCGGTCCAATTGGTCCGATAGGTCCTATTGGACCCATAGGCCCTACAGGACCACAAGGCCCGCAGGGACCAATTGGTCCGATTGGACCGATTGGTCCAGTTGGACCATCAACTGCTATCAATGCAACAAATACAACATCATCATTTAACAACTATCTTGTTGGTGTACAGTCTGCTGGATCGAATCAAACACCATACGTATCTGTAACAAATGCAGTATATGTAAATCCAAGTACAGGTACACTGTACGCTGTAGCGAAATCATTCCGTATTCCACACCCAACTAAGTCAGGTAAAATGCTTGTATATGGTGTGCTCGAAGGTCCAGAAAATGCAGTATACGCTAGAGGAAGATTGACGGGCGATAATGTGATTGAAATGCCTGAATATTGGTCTTCACTTGTGCATATAGACAGTGTAACAGTTCAATTAACTGCTATTGGAATGGCTCAGAATTTATATGTAAAAACGATAAGTGAAAATAACATCGAAATCGGTTGCTCTGATTTAATCATAGATGATATCGACTGCTACTATTACATTATGGCTGAGCGTAAAGATATTGATAAATTGGTGGTGGAGGAATAAGGAAAAAATATGTATGAAACAAGAAATTATTTGATTTTTAATGTGTCGGAAATTAATCAAATTAATTTTAGTGAAGTATTAGAAACGAATGTTGATACTGTTAGACGTAGCGTAGACGGCACAAAAACTTTTGTTAAATGGAGTGGAGAACGTCCGACATCAACCATTGAGTTAACAACTGCGGAAGGTCCATATACACATAATGAAATTATAGAAATACTAAAAACGGAAGCATGGACTACATCTATGGACATGTCTATTGGAGTTTAAAATGGGGACTAATTATAATCCTCGTATGGTTACTGATGGGCTAGTATTATGTTTAGATGCTGCTAATCGTAAAAGTTATCCTGGTACTGGCACGACTTGGAGAGATTTAAGCGGAAATAATAATAACAGCACATTAACTAATGGACCAACTTTTAATAGTGCAAACGGAGGAAGTATAGTATTTGATGGAATAAATGATTTTGCCGATATTTCAAATACTAGTATAGGAAATTTTGGCACTTCTAATTTTTCAACATCTTTTTGGGCAAAAGCAAGTTCCGGATCAACAGGAACTCGCGGCGTTTTTAGTAAATATAATCCACATTCTGGCCCAGGAACTGGTTGGTTTATGTTTTGTTGGGACGGAGTAGTATGGGTTCGCATTACGCAAGATTTAGTTGAACCTAGAGAATTGTTTGGTTTTTATATTTCAGTTACAACCAATCAATGGGTTAATGCAGTAATGACGAGAAATGCTAATAACGTTTCTCTTTACATAAATGGACTATTAAATTCTACTGGAAATTCAACTAATATTATTGATTGTTCAAGTGCTTCGCCGTTAAGAATAGGTTCTGGTTATTCTTCTGGATATTATTTTTCCGGTGATGTGAGTAACGCACAAATTTATAATCGTGCTTTATCTGCACAAGAAATTTTTCAGAATTTTAACGCTTTACGTGGAAGATTTGGAATTTAATTATGGGATTATCACATTCGCCTAAAATTGTCACTGATAATCTAGTATTATGTTTAGATGCTGCTAATCGTAAAAGTTATTCTGGCAGTGGAAACACATGGTTCGATTTAAGCGGAAATAATAGATATGGAAATATCTTAAATGGGCCAACATTCACAAACGACACCTCACAATGTTTCAGTTTTGATGGTTCAAATGATATGATAACTATAAACAACGGAGGCTCGTTGGCGTGGTTGCCTGATGGTAGTTTAGGACTATCTCAGTTTACAATAGATATGTGGGTCAAGTCATCTGATACCAGTGGAGTGTTATACACAAAGCCATGGAATGGCAATGGACAATACAACATATTTGTATATTCCAATTCATTATATGTTAGCACCGGTAGTGGTTCGAGCACTATAAGTTTTGGTAGGCAAGTTTCAAACGGAACATGGACTAATATAGTCTGCTGGGCTAACGGCACACAAATAGGTTATTATATAAATTACAATCAACACTCCGGAAACCAAAATCATGGTTTATTATCCACAATTCCATCAAGCGGAAATGCTGATATAACTACAGGATTAATGACACTTTATCCTTACGGTGATGGTTGGGTAGGTAACACATCATTTAGTATACTGGGTTTATTAGCAGTGTGTAAAGTATATAATCGAACTTTAACTGCACAAGAAATACAACAAAATTTTAACGCTCTGCGTGGAAGGTTTGGCATATGAGTGTACATGCTGGACCTAACAATAATTTATTACAAACCGTAAATAAAACTAATATTTCTGGTCTAGTAATAGACTCTTTACAGTTGTATTATGATCTAGGAAGAAAATTCAGTTATAGCGGTTCTGGTTCTGTGTTAAAGGATCTAAGTAATAACGCTAGAGATGTGACAATGTATAATGCCGGAGGTGCAACTTATTCTTTGAATTCACCAGGCTCACCTTCTTTTTTAGAAAATAGAATGGGTGAATTCGTATTTGACGGTAATGATTTTGGAAAATTTTCAACTATAAACGCTGGATCCGCCATAACTGTATCTGTGTGGTGTAAAACTACAAACACGGATAGAGAGAATGGAATAATAAGTCATTGTAGTGGAGGACCTGTAAATTTAGGTTACTCGATTGCAGCTAATAAAATGAAGTATTGGTATTATGATACAACATGGAGAACAGTTTCAAGCACAGCATCTGTAAATGATGGTAATTGGAAGAATCTAGTATGGGCAAAATCTGGAACCAATATGGTAATGTACATCAATGGAACACAAGATTCATCACACACTTTAAACAGTAGTGTAAACGGAACTTTGGTATCTTTTGGTAGTTTATGGGGTCCCTGTAATTCAGATAGTTACGGATCAGGAACTGACAGTTATGGCCAATGTTTTATAGGATCTATCGGCATCATAATGATTCATAGTAAACAACTATCTTCAACTGAAGTAACTAATAACTATTCTTCACATAGAAGAAGATTCGGATTATAAACATCACAACTAAATAACATTATAATTTCCAAAAAGAATCATAAACATGGCGAATTCATATAAAAATATTACTATAACTCCCAATATAGGATCAACAACAAATGATCCTAAAATTGTGTTTTCTGGTGGAGACGCCACTACAAATACTGATATCACTCTTCAAGTATACCCAACTTCTAACGGTACTCTTTCTTTTGAAGGCTCCGCAGGCCAATTATTCTCGATAACAAACAATTTAACAGGAACACTATTTTCTGTCAATGATATTTCTGGCATTCCATCAATTGAAGTTCTCGATGACGGCACAGTCAAATTAGCCCAATACTCTGGTAATGTATTATTAGGTGGTACTACAACAGACGGTATAAGTAAACTTCAAGTAACAGGTTCAGCAAACGTTTCTTCACTAAGAATACAAAATTACGGTGAAATAGTAGCAGCAAACGGTGTCTGGGTAGGACCACAGACTAACTTGAGAGGTCCTACGGGACCACAAGGACCCATCGGTCCAATAGGACCGCAGGGACCCATTGGTCCTATTGGTCCTATTGGGCCTACAGGACCGCAGGGACCCATTGGTCCTATTGGTCCTATTGGGCCTACAGGACCACAGGGACCTATTGGACCCATTGGTCCTATTGGGCCTACAGGACCACAGGGACCTATTGGACCTATTGGACCCATTGGTCCTATCGGTCCTATAGGACCAAGAGGTGCTACTGGACCACAGGGACCCATTGGACCCATTGGACCACAGGGACCTATTGGACCCATTGGTCCTATTGGACCCATTGGACCACAAGGACCCATTGGACCCATTGGACCACAGGGACCTATTGGACCCATTGGTCCTATTGGACCCATTGGACCACAAGGACCCATTGGACCCATTGGACCACAGGGACCTATTGGACCCATTGGTCCTATTG